TAAGAAAAAATACGGAGGTGTAGAAAGATGGACGAAAACACAAAAGCAGAAAAGAACAGGCAAGCGGTAAAGAAATGTATGAGCAACAAAGACAGAATAAACATTATATTGCCGCTTGGAACAATAGAAAGAATCAACTCATACGGACTAAAGACAAGCGCATTTGCTAGGGAGTTAATTCTAGCGGAACTCGATAAAATGGATAGAATGAAAAAATAATGAATTAAGCACTAATTAAGTATTGACAATTAAGCACTAATTATATATAATGTAATCAGATCAAAGAAATAGAGCACCGAAAGGAGAAGAGAACATGATTAAATGGAAAGCAACAAGCGTTTGATGAACTGGACGAAAGGGGAATAATTAGCGATCCAGATTTTCCACTTTATGACACGGCACTTTTAGAAAAGTATGGGAAATCATTTGATGATGCTGATTTCCAAGACGAGAGCGGCGATCTTGATTATGGGAAAGTTGATAATTTCTTAGATGGAAAAGAGTTGTCCGATAAGGAGTTATACGAATTAATATGCTCCCGGAACGGAGAAGCGTATTATCAAAAATTTATGAGAGAAACCGAAAACGGCATCGTTGAAATCGGGGAATCAGATTTTGATAAAACCGGCAAATACAAATATTAAAAATGCCGGTGGATTATCCACCGGCAACAGTCACGTAAATTTGAATAGGTACTAAACCTAATCTTCCACAACTTACGTGATTAAGGATAGCATATAATAACTCAAAAGTCAAGAAAGAGAGGAAAATATCATGAAAAGAAATGATTTCAAAAAGATTATAAAAATTAGAAGCCAATGGCAATTTACAGGAGATAATTATAAGTTGCCAAGCGGTGAGCCGATTTCCGTATATGTTAGAAAATTGGTTGAATCGCAGATGAATGTTGATAGCTTGGCAATATTGAAAAATGGGGATTTGTCTTTTGCGACCGGAGGAAAGTGGAACGACATAACAAAAGCGTTTGAAGGTTATGTGCTGATGCCTGCATTTCAGAAAAATGAGTCTTGCGAGTTTGACGAAATGGAAAAACGCATTGATGCCTTGGTTTACGAATTGATTCAAAGACAATAAGAAATCGAGTGGGAAAGATTAAGAATCTGACCCACTCATTTTCTGTCACTGAGAATATAATTATTTCAATCCTTGTATCTGGGGAATTGCTCCAGATACCACGCGCAGAGCATCCACTGCACGCGACACAAAACATAAATTAAATGCTTTGCTTTTACTAAAAAGACTATTGTTTCAATCCGTGGTCGCCGGGATCGCTGGCGGCACCACATCGGCAAGCGTCCATACCGTGCGACATATCTATAGCCTATCATTAGATCTGGAAAAATGCAAGTAAATATTTTCAAACAAGGGCAGCTTTCCGGCTGTCTTTTCTTTTTGCCATGTCCAAAAAATAAACAACGCATCCGGGCATATCTTACAAAATCTCCGAAAAACCGTAAACAAACCGTAAAACTTTTCTTAAATTTTTATAAACAAGGCTAGGTTCATTAGGTCTTTGACAAGTCCAAAAATGATAGAATAGTATCAGTTTTTACAAAAAATCGTCTGACAATCGTATGACATAACACGACACAATCGTCTGACGTCGCTTTTTCAGAACTATGTTCTCTTTCTCTCTCTTTTTCTTAATCTTTTAAATTAATAATAATACACTGTATATAAAGTCTATAGGTTTATTGTAAGTGTATATCCGCGCAAACGCGCGGCGTAAATATATAATATCACCTTAAAAAATTGGGGGTTGACTTTAAGCCCGAAAATAGTGTATACCAAAAGCATGGAGATAAAACAGATTGGAGGTGTGAATATATGCAGGATGTAAAGAGTGTAGAGAATGTAGATCTTACAACCCTTATAGTGGATCTAGGTACAGTACAGATATACACATCAACTGTACAAGATTTGATAGATCAGGCATGTATAGAATTTCACATAGACGATCTGTTGAAAGCTGGTCAAAGACAGTGGAAAGCTGTTATGCAGTATGTAGGTATGCATTTATTCCCGGATACGAAAGTCTTAAAGGACAAGAGTTTGAAACCTCTTGGTAATGCAACTATACCAACTAACTGTAACAGGTATGATAGAGAGGTGTTATATAAACTTTGTGATTATTATATATATATATCCAATGTGTACAGTAAGCTGGTAAGTACAGTAGCATTCAGTTATTTTTGCAATATACCAACCAATACGATGGATATATGGGCTAGTGATGAACCAAGTTCGCTGACTTTCAAGATGTGGCAAAAATTACAACGATCTCGTAAAGATTGCATACTTGATAGAGCGTATGACTCCAACAGCCCAGTAGGCACTATGTTCGTGGGAAATAACGAATTTGGCATGAATCAGCCCGGCATTGGAGATAATGCCACCCAAAGAAGGGCAATCACAGCGCAGGAGTTGCCAAGGCTGGACGAGAAAAAGAGCCAAGAATTGCACGTAATTGATACACAATTCACGGATGCAGCGGCGAATAATATGGTTTGAATTGTGTGTAATTATTCTACAATTCACAAATGCAGTAATACCAATGGGTTTAGCGTTTTAACTATTCGTAAACTATTCGGAAAAGTTAGGTTTTGCGAATAGTTGCAAGGGTATGACGTGAATTGTATTAAAACAATTTGATTTTCACACAATGACAACAGAACGAAACGGAAAATATTTTAGATTTCCATGTTTGCAAGAAAAGGATGGGGAGGGGGTCTGACAGAAAGACCACCGGGCGGCTACTAAGTCCCTCAAATTCCTCAAAAAATAAAAAGCCCACTTACAACACCCATTGACTTTTTACAACAAGTAGCTTAATATAAGCTTAAACAATTCACTTTCACGTTGCGAATCGCAACTACATTTCCAAAAAAAATTTAAAAACAAAAAAGAGTGTTTCGGACAGGAGAATGATATATGACCGGAAATGAGTATCAGTCATTAGCCATGCGGACAAATGATCGCAAGGCAACAGAAAGAATTTCGGATAAACTTGATTTGCTTAAATCTTGCAAGAAGAACAATATCGCATCGTTGCAAGATTACGACCTTGGCGGAATCTTTAATGCTTGCCTTGGACTATCCGGTGAAGTTGGAGAATTTAACGACATAATCAAAAAATGGATTTTCCACGAGAAACAGCTTGATATTGACCATGCTAAGAAAGAAGCTGGCGATATTTGTTGGTATCTTGCAATGCTTTGCGAATCCTTCGGATGGAGCCTTGATGAAATCATGCAGATGAATGTAGACAAGCTTAAGGCACGTTACCCGGAAGGCTTTGACATCGAAAAAGCAAACCACAGAGCGGAAGGTGATGTGTAATGGCAAGCTGCGGCAATGAGTTGATGAAAACCGAGTATTCCGAAACCTTTGATGAAAAACGCAAAGGATTGATTGAGCAGTCATATTACAAATACGGACCGGCAAGAATGAATTTTGCAAACGGGAATGTGGATGCAATCGAAAGTTTGAAAATGAATCTTGCCAAGTTTGAAGAGACCGGGAACCTTGAATATCTGTGTGATGTTGCGAATTATGCCATGTTCCGGTTCATGTTTCCACAGCAGGGCGAATATTTCAAACATACAGATTCTGATGAATCTGCTGGACTTTTCGGCATGAGCGTGAATGAAATGGAGCGGTTCAAACAGGAACACGGATTTGAGGATTGGAGATATTGATATGATTTTAAATATAATTGCTACGGCAATAGATGTCATTATGATACTTAGCCTTATGATGCAACAAGTAAATCAGACAGACAATTCAAACGCAATGGGGTATTTGCTTTCATACGCGATCTTTGCAATGAATATTATGGTCATTTGGAAATGATGGGCTATCGCCAAGCGGTAAGGCACAGGATTTTGATTCCTGCATTCCGGGTTCGAATCCCGGTAGCCTAACTGGTTGCATGCTGACGATCCATGCAACCACATATGTTTTTCTCATATGTACTTGAACCCTTGGTTGAATGTTTCAAGCATTTGGGTTCCTCCTTTCGCTACTAGGAAGTTTCTGTTAAGGACGGTGCGAGAACGTCCGGTGGCGTTTGCCGCGGAGTGCGGCAAGGCGGAAGACCGCTTGGTGCTGGATGATTGTTGTCCCGTAATTTGCTGACGAGCAATACAGGCGGATTCCTATTGATAGTTCGGGTGCCTATCCCACGGTGCCTGAGCTGTCAAAAATGCAATTAGGCTGTGGCGGAAAAAGGTAGACGCTTAAGCATAAGACAACCACGCTTTGGTTAGGAACAAGTCATTGAATTAACAAGGCAATGAAGGAACCTGTTAAGGGTGTTACCCGTTGTGGAAAGTCGTTGTTATGTGAGGTGCAAATCCTCACCAGCCTATTTCCTGTGATATCACACAGGATAGTGCAACGCATGGCACGAAAAATATATTGCTAACCGTCTTGTGGCGGTTATGATCGGTTAGTCGAGCGGTAAGACACCACCCTTTCACGGTGGTAGCACGAGTTCAAATTTCGTACCGATCACTATATTGGGATTTAATTCAGTGGTAGAAGACACGGCTTATATCCGGGTTGTCGCGGGTTCGATTCCTGCAATCCCAACTTCGGGAGGCCTTTCGGTTCTTCGGAATGCGAGAGTGGAAATCAAAAAAGATAACGCACAACAAAAAGACTGTGAGTAGGAAGTACAACAAAAGCAGTTAGGCGATACAATCAAAATTTCCTAATGCGTTTGGTTAACCTTTGAGTGATTGGATATTGCCATTTGCAGTGTTCCCATAATGGAATTGGAGCCGGTTGCTATCCGGTCGGGCGTTTATTCGCCTTGTAGGTTCGAATCCTACACACTGCGTTTGCTCGAAAAAGTCGGGCGTTGATGTGTGGCGGAATGGGTAAACGCTATGAAATGTCTATTGCAAAATGCAATACAGAGAAGGTATTTCTCAGGGACATTATGAGAAAGTAAATCTTTTCTGCGAGGTTCAAATCCTCGCCACATCAATTCAATTACATTTGTTACACATAAAAGACGCGGGATCTCACGAGGATTCCGATTTTTGCTATGATTGGGGGCGTAAGAATGTGTGATTTTTGTCGTAATAAAAAGAAAATCATTGATGGTAAAGGAAATTTAGTTCTTTTTGGAGCTGAAAATAACATGATTTTCGACAATAGCGATGGAAAAGAGGTTGCAGGAGCCGTAAAAATTAATTTTTGCCCTATCTGCGGTAGAAAGTTGGTGAAAGAATGTGAAGATAAATGACATAAAAACCTAATCGCAGATTACGGAGAAAGTACAACATTGAAAGATGTCTTGAAGAAAGTTCAAGGAAATAGGGAATACAAATGCCCTAAGTGTGGCGGCTCTGGAAAAATTACCATAAGAAAAAATCCGGCTGAATATTGGGAATGCAGTGATAGATATGAATATAATAGCATAGAATGCGACCTTTGCAATGGAGAAGGATACACAGAGCATGAATATAAACCGAAAATGGTGCAGGACGGATAACAGTAACTCAAAACAAGTATGACGGATATTAAGGTGGTGGAAGAATGAATGAATTAACGCAAAGCAAAGACGGATATATCGTATTTGACGAGAGCGGAACTTGCGCACTTGCATATGGCGCAGCGGAAAAATGGTTCAAGACTTATGATGAAGCAATCAATTATGCTTTAGAAAAAGTTACTAAAAATTGTGAATTATTTAAAGAGCGCATTGATTTTAACTCTGTAATTGTTTATGAGGGTTCAGAAGAATTTATGCACGGAACGCATACTATACCATATGGGAAAGTGTTGTTTTGGTGGAAGAATCATAAATAGTTTGGTGGTGGAAGAATGAATAAATTATTACAAAATATACTTTTTCAGAAACCTACAGATTGTAAATATTGCGGAATGTTAAGTTGCGGAGTGCTTGGCGCGACTTACACATGCGTGAATGAGAAAAGTGATTGTTATTTTGTTTACCCAGTTATATGCCCTAAAGAGTGCATATTTTATGAAAAAGACACGGACTCCCAATGTTAAAACACTATTCAAACAACACAGACATCGGAACTTGATATTTTGAATATGCTAGGATTAGTTTGAAAGGCGGTGGAATGATGGTTACGCAGAAAGATGTCCACAATAGTATAGTTGTAAATGCAAACGCTTGGCAGAAAAGATATTTATCATTACAATGCGGTGGAAACGTTGAAAAGATAAAGGAAGTCGAACAGACAATGGCTAATATGATTAACGGCATTAGGAAGGCGCTTAAAAATAGTGGAACAGATTATTTGAATAAACTTGATTTGTAAGCGAGGGATTTTATGAAACATCAAAAAGAATGGCACACTTGCGACAGGTGCGGTGCTGAAATAGAAAAGCCTAAAATATGGTATGACCGAATGTTCCCTTATCTAAGAACCGTAAATTTAAAAAGACCTATGCGTTTCAGAGAAATATTTGCAGAAATTGAACAAGGGAGAATAGAACCGGTTATAAGTAGAGACGGTATAGACAGTATTATATTGGACGAATACTATTGCACAAAGACAAAGCAAATTGACTTATGCCCTAAGCGCAGGAAAGATTTTGAGAGGTTTATGAGAAATGACTGTTAATATGGGAACAAAAACCTATGAAATGAGCCGCAAGCAGGCAAAAGCTATCCTTGGAACGGCTAAGAAACTTGCAAATTGCAACATATATGGCATTGAAAAAGGTAATGTGGTGATTATGCTGAATGAAAAGTATGAGGACGATATGAGCCTTAAAAAAGCCGTAGGGGAGTATAAAAAGAAAGGGTTCAAGGTGCATTGGAAATGAAAATAATTAGAAATGGCAATTTGAGATACGAAAGAAAGCCTTTACAGTTTGAGTGCAAGAATTGTAAAACCATTTTTGAAGCGGAAAAGACTGAATATCAATATTGCGGAAATCAAATAGAAGGTGACAACTACAAGTGTGAATGTCCGTTGTGCCACAAAACAGTATATTACAGCTAAAACGATATTACCGGCTACAGATTGATTGTAGTCGCTAACCTAGAAAAATTATAGGCAGAGGTCAAGGCACTTCTGCTTTTGCGGAGGTGCTTTTTATTTGGCTTCAAAGCAGTTAATCAATGCAGTAAATGGATATGAAAACTACATACAGAGAAAAGGCGTTGATGAACAGGTAATAGATGCCCTTTTGAAAGCGTGCAATGTGGCTATTCGGACAGAAAAAGATGTTGACTACGGATTGACTATAACCGAAAGAACAAAGGCTTTAATCAACGAATATACGCAGAAAAATGCGGGCGGTAGCATATGGGAACTTGAACGATATGCGCAGAATCACGACATTAAAGGCGGATATAAACTTGTGGATCAGTTCTATGAAGTCTTGCGGTTAGAGAGCTTTTATCGTTTTGAGAGTTTCATCTACTTTATGGAGCGAAAAAGGAATTGGAGTAAACGGTTTTATTATCCACGCCGAAAGACGCTGAATATAGTTGCCCAAGATCTTGAAGATTTGGAAAACCGGAAGATTAAATTTTACGGATTATCAATGCCATCGCGTGTCGGTAAATCGACCATCTGTATTTTCTTCCTATCGTGGGTGGCTTTGCGCAGACCAAACAGCCATAGTGCTATGGGTGGTCACTCTGGTATTTTGGCAAAAGGATTTTACAAAGAACTGATGAATCTTTTTACCACGGAAGAATATACCTTTGCTGAACTTTTTGCTTATTGGCATCCGGAATACGCAAACGCAGCACTTCCGACAGACAAGAGTGCTGATGAATTTACAATTACGCTTGGAGATCCGGACAGATTTGCAACCGTAACGTGCCGTGGTATTGATGGAACATGGACAGGAGCGGTCGATGTTTCAAAAGATGGATATTTGTATGTCGATGACTTGGTTCGTGATCGAGAGCATTCATTAAGTCCTACTCGAATGGAAAACACATATCAAGAGTACCTAAACAAGATGGTTGACCGTAAAAATGACGGCGCAAGGGAATTGATGGTCGGTACTCTTTGGAATGTTTTAGATCCATTGGAGCGAATGAGAAAGCAATATGAGAATGATCCACAATACCGATTCCGTAAGATTCCGGCACTTAATGAAAATGACGAAAGCAATTTTGCGTATGAAATCAACGGATTTTCCACGGAATACTATCGGGATATGCGAGATAAGCTCGACAATGCCGAATGGATGGCTAAGTTTATGCAGCAACCATATGTCCGCGAGGGATTGCTTTATACGGATTTGAGACTATTTAACGGAATCCTGCCGGATGGAGATTTCCGGCGCATAGGAGTTGTGGATGTTGCCTGGGGCGGCGGCGATAGCTTGTCAATGCCGATTGGGGCAGAATATGAAAACGGTGATGTTTATATTTACGATTGGGTATTCAACAAAGGTCCGAAAGAGGTAACAATTCCTCTTGTTGTTGGACGAATTATCGGGAATGAGATTCGGCAGACAAGATTTGAGGGGAATACCGGGGGAGATCTGTATTGCCAATATGTAGATGAAAAGTTACAGGAACAGGACTATAAATGTTCATGCACAAGCAGAAAAGCCCCAAACAAGGTTGAAAAGTTGTCGAAGATCATAGCGTATTCCGGTGATGTTAAGAGAAAATTCATATTTCTTGATACTCACCGACCGACGCAGGAACAAATGAAGAAAGATTCAGATCTTGGAGTAACAAGATATTACAGAAATGACGAATATCAAGCGGCTATGGATGAACTTTCTATGTTTGTAAGTATTGGCGGTAATGAACATGACGATGCGGCAGACGGTTTAACCCAGCTTGAAATGTTTATAGAGAACCCAAACAATACCGCAAAGGTAGAAGCGGCAGTAAACCCATTTAGGAGGTATTAGGATATGACAACAGACAAATATCTTTCACAGATAAGCAGAATTGACCATGCGATTGCAAATAAGCTGGAAGAAATCAAGAGGCTATCCGATATGGCAACTTCTATATCTATATCTCCGAAAGAGGTGGATGTGCAATCATCCGGAAATCCCGACAAAATGGGGAACGCTGTATCGAAGATTGTTGATCTGCAGAATGAGATTCAGACGCTTGTAGATGAATTGGTTGATAAAAGACGGATTATTATATCACAAATCGACAGTATGGATAATACAGATGTATATATCGTGCTTTCATCACATTATGTCAATGGAAAAGATTGGAACCTGATTTCCGTCGAAATGAAATATTCCTACAGGAACATTATGAAACTTAGGAAAAGAGCATTGCAGGAGTTTGAAAGACGTTATGGACAACTTTATTCTGAAAAGAGTGCATAAAAGTGCACAATAGTTCACACTCTTTCACAACATTTCCCAAAACTTGCATGATATACTAAAAGAGTAGAAAAACAAATTCCTACAACCCCCAAAAGCATATAACCCGTAAAAGGCACTGCCGGAAATGGCGGTGTTTTTTATTTACAAGAAAGAGGTTGCTATGAAAAAAGTAACTATATATTGCCCGGATTGCGGAAGAATTGCCGGACATTATGATGGGAGATCTACGATAGATCATCCGTGTAAATGTAAAAAATGCAATCATATTGTGATTTATCGCGTGGCAACAGGCAAAATTGAAACAAAGCCGATACCAAAACGCGCTTGCAGTAGTGGAGTTTTATTTATATGAATACACAGTATTTTCATGACCTTGTCAGAGGCTGTTATGGTAGAAAAATTGCATACACGAATGTAGATACAATAACTGCTAACAATGTTGTTAAGGTTATTGGAAGTACAATTGGAATATTCAACTGGAATAAGCCCGTTATTAAGTATCTGTGGGATTATTACAAAGGCGACCAACCAATATTATATAGACATAAGCTAACTAACGAGGATATTACAAATAAGATTGTAGAAAACCACGCATATGAAATTGTTCAATTCAAAGTAGGACAGACATATGGCGAACCGATTCAGTTTATAAGCCGCAAAGATGATGAAACTATCAATAAAGCTGTCGATGCGCTTAATGATTTTATGGCAGATGCCAATAAACAAGAAAAAGACATTAAGGCTGGAGAATGGCAATCGGCAACAGGAACATCCTTTAAGGCGGTTCAACCTAAAAATGGTGATGTGCCGTTTAGAATTGTAGCACCTACACCAATGAATACTTACGTTGTTTACAATGAAAGCACAGAAGAACCTATGCTTGTTGTGCAAGAACTTAAAGATGAGGATGAAAACTGGTATAAGATGGCATTTTCCGACACTATGTCTTTTAGAATTGTTGACAGCAAAGTAGTTGAAGCAAAACTACATACATATGGTGAAATCCCTATCGTTGAGTTTCCTAATAATCACGAAAGAATATCCGATATTGAGCTTGTTGTAGGCATGCTTGATGCTATTAACAATATGCAGTCTAACAGAATGGATAGTATACAGCAATTTGTTGAATACTGGGTTAAGTTTGTAAATTGCGAAGTTGATGAAGAAACATTTGCAAAAATGAAAATGAACCACGCTCTTACAGTTAAGTCCATCAATAAGGACAATAAGTCGGATGTCGAAATTATGACACAAGAGCTTAATCAGACACAATGTCAAGTTGCTAAAGAAGATTTGTGGGATAACACATTATCTATATTGGCTATACCAAACAAACAGGGCAACACAGGCGGAGATACGCAAGGAGCGGTCGAGTTAAGAAACGGATGGGATTTCTCTAAGACAAGAGCAAAACTGAAAGACCCTATTGTTAAATCGTGCGAAAAGCGGTTAGCGGTAGTAATTCTTAATATTCTAAGACTTGCAGGAGAAGACTTAAAACTATCGGTTAGAGATTTTGATGTACAAATAAATCACAGTCCGCAGGACAATATGTACACTAAAGCACAGACACTTACAGTGTTGCTTCAAAGTGGCATACATCCACTTATAGCAATTAAGACAGTTGGTTTATGGGGAGATGCAGAAAAGACATTCCTTTTATCAAAACCATATCTTGATAATATATACAAGACTATTGATGATGTGGAAGCACAAGAACAAAAAGCACAAGAGATAGTTAATCAACTTAATAATAATCAGCAAAATAAGGCGGTTATCGAATAATCGGTAGCTGCTTTTATTTTATACATTTTGCAGCTATGCGGTAAATAGCAGAAGAACACAGCAGGAGCGACCTGCGGTAACAAAAGCGTGTGTTTAACGGAGGTAATTATGACAAGAGAAGATGTATTAAAACTTTTTCCAGAAGCAACAGATGAACAGATTACAAATCTTCTTAATCAGAACAATTCAGAAGTTGCTACCGAGAAAAACAAGGCAAAGCAGTACAAGGCTAAGGCTGACACAGCAGATGGCTTACAGAAGCAGCTTGATGAAATACAGGCTGGTAATATGTCGGAGCTTGAAAAGGCAAATAAGGCATTAGATACAGCTAATCAGCAGATAGCAGATTTACAGAAATCTAACGCTATCAGAGACCAGAGGGAAGCAGCTATGACTAATTTTAAGATTACTGCTGAACAGGCAAAGACGGTTGTTAAAGATGATGGAAGCCTTGATTACACCGAACTTGGCAAGATTATGTCCGAAAAAGAAACAGCTGCGGCACAGGCTAAGGAACAGGAGATTGCAAAACATCAGGATATTCCGGGTGGCGGCAGTAATAAAAGCGGTGCAGACAATAAGACAAACGCTGAAAAGATAGCAGAAAGCCTTATATCTAACGCACCTAAGAACAATGACGTTTTATCACATTACATTCAGTAATAACAGGAGGTAAGAAATGGCAAAGGAAATGAATATGCAGTATGAAAAGACTTCATACGCAGGAGATGTTCAAATTTTAAAGAGAGAGCCTAACGAAGCAATCCCATTAACACTTGATTTTGACGGCGTGACAACTAAAAACGCACAGGGCAAGAGAATTGTCAAGGCAGGTACACCAATCGGAGCAACCGGAAAGGCTGACAATACAGCCACAGTAGTAGGCATTTTAAGGTTCGATGTAACAGAGGACAGACCACAGGGAGTATTGCTTAAAAAAGCATATCTTAATACAAAGGTAGCAGAAGCACATTCTGGCGTTACATATGACGCAGCGGTTAAGACAGCTCTTCCAATGATTGTATTTGAATAATAACAGGAGGTAAACAGATGTTAATTAATGAAGTATTAGACAGTAAGTCTATTGCATTATCGGCAACAGAAAACGCTAGTAATCAGATACCTTATCTTGGTTTACAGTGGTTTCCTGAAAGAAAGAAGCAGGGACTTGATTTAAGTTGGATTAAAACACATAAAGGACTTCCAGTATCACTTGCACCATCCAACTTTGACACAATTCCAACTCTTAGAGCTAGAGGCGGATTAAGCAAGGAAAAAACGCAAATGGCATTTTTCCGTGAGGGAATGACAGTAGGCGAAGAGGAAATGCTTGAAATCGAGCGTATTCAATCAGAAGACGACCCTTACCTTGCAAGTGCTTTATCAAGCGTATACGACGACACTAACAACCTTGTAAGCGGCGCAGAAGTTGTACCGGAGCGTATGAGAATGTCGCTTCTTTCTACAAATGCAGGTCATCCGGTAATTGCTATTGTAAGTGATGGCGTTCAGTATGCTTACGATTATGACAAGGATGGCTCATACGCAAAAGACCATTACGCAAAGTTATCCGGCACAAGTATGTGGAGCGATACAGCTAATTCAAAGCCACTTACAGACCTTAACAACGCAAGAAAGAAGTTGCAGAAGCAGGGTAAGATTGCTAGATATGCACTTATGAACAGCAATACATTCCAATATCTGTTTGATAATGCACAGATAAGAAACTCAATCCTTGCACAGAACCTTACGGCAACTATTGAGGTTGACGATGATACTGTTATTTCAGTAGTGCAGAAGAGAGCAAAGCTCACTATCGTACTTTACGATAAGATGTACATTGATGATGATGGCAAAGAGCAGTACTTCTACCCGGATAACAAGGTTACACTTCTTCCAGAAGGCAGCCTTGGCAGCACTTGGTTTGGCACCACACCGGAAGAAAGAACTGCGAGACAGGTAGCTGATGTAGATGTAACAACATATGGTGTAGGTATTACAGTCGCTACAAAGACAGAGTATGGACCACCTATGAAAATGTCAACATTTGCTTCCGAGGTTGTTCTTCCATCATATGAGAATATGGATAGTACATTCGTATATGAGGTTCATAGCGAAGAGTAGGGGGTGCAACTATGAAATATCCATATATAGTGATTCATAATGGTAAGTGGTATAACGCAGGAGAAGAGGTACCGGATAGTAATCCTCCGGTATCTTCCGTTGGGTATACAAAGACCGAAATCAACAGAATGAGTACCGCAGACTTGCAAAAACTTGCCGCGGAGCAGGGGATTGAAAACGCACAAGCAACAAGTGGCGCGGAACTGAAAGAAATTCTGATTGCAAAATTTAATCTGTAGGAGATCGCTTATGTCATACACGCTTGTCGAACAGGTAAAGATTCGTTTAAAACAATTTCATATAGAAGAGGTAGAGGACGAAGCGACCGGGGAAAAGTCCGATAAAGTTGTGTTTGATGAAAAAGAATGTAACCCTTTGATTGAACAGCTTTTAGAGCAGGCAAGAAAAGAGATTATCAGCAGACGGAACTACCCGGACACATACACGCAAGACCAGATTGACAGTGATGTTAAGAATTATGAAAACATTATGGTCAATTTGGCAGTGTACGACCGCTCACAAGCCGGCGAAGCTTACATGGCAAGTTATTCCGAAAATGGAGTAAGCCGAACATGGAAAGACCGTGAAAGCCTTTTTGTTGGAGTGTTTCCGTTTGTAAAAGCAATGTAATTAAAGAAGATTGAGCGTGACCATATTGCCGGTGTCTGTAAAATGGTTGCAGGCGGCGCACATTAAGCGGTGGTGGGCAGTGCGTCAAAAGGAGATTCAAATGAAAAGTATTTTGATTCAAACTTATCTTGTGGCACTTCCGATAGTGCTTGGATATATAGTTTGGCTTCTTAAACAACAAAAGAAAAGCAGGGATGCGAACAGTAAAGGAACAATGCTCCTTTTGCGCGTCCAGCTTATTGAATACCATGCAAAGTACACCAGAATCGGAGAAATACCGTCATATGCCTATCAGAACTTCTGTGAGATGTATGATGCGTACCATTCGTTAGGTGGAAACGGAATGGTTACGAAAATGAAACATGAGATTGAAGAAATTCATATAGGAAAAGGAGATAAAAGCCATGAGGAATTGGAAGGATTGGACTAAGAAAGCCGGAATCCGAGCAATCAAGACTGTTGCGCAGGCGGCAGTTGCCGGAATTGGAACGGCGGCATTTATGGGCGCGGTGGATTGGAAATATGTTCTTTCTGCATCAGTCCTTGCCGGAGTGTTATCGCTTCTGACGAGTGTTGCCGGAATCCCGGAGGAAAACACCAATGCTTGACATTAACAAGCAGGAAATGAAATATTCGCAATCCGGTCAGAGGGTATTCATCCCACAAACTGACGAAAATGGAGATATTGTCTATGAAGGGTACAAGGATTCCGATGGGAACTTTGTACCTTATTTAGATTCCGAAGGCAACAAGATTCCAAAAGGCGAGGAAGTTGAAGGGTTTTCAGAACCTACGACATTCCGAGCCAATATCAGCAATAAGTTGTCAGAAGCCCTTGTGAAAGAATTTGGAATTGATGATAGTACATCATACTGTCAGCTTGTCACGGATAAAGGATATTTGCCACTGAAAGCCGGTGATGTGGTGTGGAAACGTTCGGAAGTCAAGCGCACTGATGATGGGCTTGTGGATTCAGAAACCGCAGATTACATCGTAAAAGGCGTTGCTGACGAAGGACTGACAACGGATTTGTTTCTTCTTCGGAAGAATATTAAGTAGGTGATTGTATGAAAAAGAAACCTATTTCAATGACACTATCCACTAAGTCCATACAAGACGCTATAAAGAAATTAGAGCAGTACCGCGATAGTTTACAGGCTAAATGCGATTTACTTGTTTCTAGGCTTGCACAGGAAGGTCAGACGGTGGCAATAAAACAAATATCGAAATCTCCAATAGGAAACACGATAACGGTAAGGGTGGATAAAGCTCCACAGTTAATGACTTCAAATGCGATTTTGATTGCGACCGGAAAAACGGTAACGTCAGAAGATAGAGAACCGTTCTATACTTTGTTGGCGGTAGAGTTTGGAGCCGGTATTTTTTATAACTCCAAAGAGAACCCGAAAGCACCGGAGCTTGGATTCGGTGTCGGCACGTATCCGGGGCAAATACACGCTTTTGAAGATGGTTGGTACTATTGGGACGATAAGACCGAAACATGGCGTTATACCCACGGCATCAAAGCCACAATGCCTATGTACAATGCGGAACAACAGATTATTCAACAGTATGTAAAGATTGCAAGGGAGGTATTCGATGGAAAATGAGTTAAATAGTTGGGCGCTTGATTTTGAAGATACCTTATATTCCCTTCTTAAAGCGTACATGGAGGGTAAGGTCAAGGGAATCAAAGTTACGCAAGATGAAGAATCGGGCGGCACCGCAACATTTCCGACGCTTTTAGTCAGACAAATCGGTGGTACAGAAGCCGGACGAACGAATGAAGCAAAGACAATCAATGCAATTCGCCCAACATTTCAGATTACAATTACAAACAAAGGTTCAAGAAAAGCAATTAAGGACATCGCAGCATATGCGGTGTCTTTTTTTAAACAACAAATGTTTGAGGTATCAAATGAAGCCACAACAATTTCCAAGCAAGTGCGAACGGTTACATTCCGCGCAACTCGCGTAATTGGAAATGTTGAACATTTAGATCAGCTATAAGCAGAAAGGAAGTAGAAAATATGGCATCAACAAGCTATAGAACACGTGTCATTGTAAAAGAGCACACGGAAAAACAGGCTGACTTTGCAGGAACATATAATCTTTTGGTTGCGGCTAAGTCAGTTCCAAGCCCTGCATCACCGCCAAACACGGTTGAGTCAACCACAATGGAAGATGACCAGCAGACTTTTGAAAAAGGAATTAAGACTTCTGATTCAAGAGAAATCACAGGAAACCTTGATAAAGAATATCTTTCAAAGGTGGATGGGTTTGGAGATAAAAAACTTGATATTATTCATCTGTACGGAACGGACGGTATTGGCGGTGTAGCGAAGTACGCATATGTAGGAACTGCAACAGCCACACCTAACGATGTAGGTGGAAACGATGAAATTCTTGAAATGACGGTAACGGTTATTCCAAGTACAGCATCAGAACTTGTTACCGACAAGCTGAAAGTCGTTGATAACAACGATGGAACATTCACTGTAACAGTGGTGGGGTAAAAAGCCTATCGGACGAGCAATCGACCGCACCGGTAGGCGAGGATGAACGGTCGATAGCAGAACTTGAAGCAATGAGATAAGCAACAATGGGGCGGTGGCAACACTGCCCCTTGCCAATATATGGCAGAAAGGCAAGGTAAAACATGAAAGTTAAATTAGGTGGAAAAGAATATACAATTCAGTTTGCAACAAGACCATCATTAAAATCACATATCTTACAGGATATTATGAAGACACAGGACATGGAGGATATTTCTTCTATGGAAGATATTCTTCTTGAAACACTTCCTAAGACGCTTCTTGTGGGGTTGCAGATGCATCACAATGAGGAATTTGGATATGATTACAAAACAAACAAGGGCTACGATGAGCAGCTTGAGAAGGTGTCCGACATTCTCTACGATGCGATTGATACAAACGAGATTAACTGCATGGATTTATTTGCTGATATGCAGGAGGAAATGATGACAAACGGTTTTTTAGCACAGATGATGGAGTCGATAGAGAAAGCGCAGGAGCAGGAGAAGAAAAAGACTCCATCCAAGGCAAAGACCAAGAATTAACATGGGAATATTACGTTGCGGAAATCCGTCCGTTTTACCTTGTGGTAACGAAAGGCTACGGATTTTCCGTTGATGATATAGATATGATGAATCCAGAGTTGCTTAAGCCTTATGTGGATGCATATAAGACAGAATGGAAGCAACGCGACATGGAAATGTATATGTGGTTCGGCAGATATGCAACGTCAGCACTTGTGACCGCAATAGACGCGACGTTCGGCAAGGGTAATAGTAAGTACGTGAAAGAAACTTGCTATGATTCCATCGAAAAGCATAATACGGACGATCCCGATGCAGAGATACGAGAAATGCTTAAAGCGGAAGAAGCATGGGCGGCTGAATCAAGGAAATCACATTTACCAAAGCCAAAGATAGTTTAAGAAAAGAGGTATTGCTATGGCAGTAATTATCGGAAGTGCGCGGCACGATGAACACGGCAACTGCTATTCTGGTGGAAAAGCCGGAGACCAGACCGGACAGGAAGTGTCTACGCAGAAGTTTTATAACCATTCTAAGGGATGGTACGTGCTAAGGGCGAAGGACGATAGGGTTGCGGAGAAGTTAGCTGAAGCTATGCAGATTGCATCTGACAATAAAAATATCGGATATGACCAATCGGGACGCTACGGAGTCATTAAACATGGCATTAACACAAAGGTCAAGACAGAGTGCGATTGTTCATCGCTTGTTCGCGCTTGCATTATCTATGCATCCGGCAAGGATGTGGGAGATTTTAATACATCCAATGAACGACCGGTAATTTTGAAATCCGGTTTGTTTGATGATATGGGGTCTTATCATGCCGGGTTTATTCTTCGCAACGGAGATATTCTTGTGACACGCATAAAAGGGCACACAGTTATTGTTGTAAAAGGCGCAAAGAAATGCAAAACCAAGTATTATCCGAAGTATACCGGAAATTCCGGTTCAATAGTCGAAGCATTAAAAGCGGTTGGGGAAGATGATGTGTCGAAAGAACATCGTGCGGAAATCGCAAAAAAGAACGGATTTTCCAATTTCAAGTTTACATCAGAGGAAAATTCAAAGATGCTTTCTCTTCTGAAAAAGGGAAAACTGAAAAAGTAATTCAAGGGCGGTAAGGGTCAAATCTTACCGTCTTTTTCTTATGTAGAAAGTTGGTGGATAAATGGAATTAGAGTCTCTTGAAATAAAAATCCAAGCGCAGGCACAACAGGCAAGCGGTCAGATAGATGCGCTTGTGACAAGACTTGGGCGATTATCTTCCGCGCTTTCTGGGCTTAGTACCGGAAATCTGAATAGTCTTTCCACAGGGGTAAACCGACTTGCAGGGGCAATGACGGCAATGCGTGGAATTGACACACGGACTTTTTCTGCAGTTGCAAGAAATGTGAGCAAATTAGGCTCTATCAACAGCAGACAGATTAATGCCGCGGCTGGTTCTATGCGTCAGATTTCCAATGCGGTAAAAGGGCTTTCTGGAATGTCAGCATCTGTTAAGGGTCTGACAGACCTTGCATCTGCAATCAAACAGCTTGGCTACCAAAGTTCCACCAAGGCGATTGAAAATATACCGAAACTTGCCACGGCAATGCGACAGCTTATGTCTGAACTGTCGAAAGCCCCTAGCGTAAGCCGGAATATTATTGACATGACAAACGCATTGGCAAAGTTATCGCGTACCGGTGGAGCGGCAGGAACAGCGGCAAAAAGCCTCACAAGCTCATTTAGCGGATTTAGTTCCGGCGCTTCTGCGGTTACTAAGAAGTCGTTCTCTCTTGCGTCTGCAATCGGAAAAGTGTATGCAACGTATTGGACTCTATTCCGAGGATTTAGGCTACTTGGAGATGCTATTGATATATCATCCTCACTGACAGAGGTTGAGAACGTTGTAAGGCAGACATTCGGGCAGTATGAAAGCTTAATTAACAATTTCGCAAAAACATCAATTGAAAAATTTGGTATGTCCGAATTGTCCGCGAAACAGTTTGCAAGCCGTTTTCAAGCAATGGGAACTGCACTCGATATTCCGCAGGGGCAGATGGCGAAAATGTCTATCCGGTTGACAGAATTAGCCGGAGATATGGCTTCATTCTATGATGTGAGTCAAGAAGATATTGCCAAGAGTCTGCAATCTGTATTTTCCGGTACTACGGCACCTATGCGGCGTTATGGTATCGACTTGACGCAGGCAACGTTGAAAGAGTGGGCGTTAAAGCAAGGACTTGATGCAAACATTTCCTCGATGACGCAGGCTCAAAAAGCCATGTTGCGTTATCAGTATGTGCTTGCGCATACAACCAATATTACCGGAGATTTCGCACGTACAGCCGATACATGGCATAACCAGATAACCATGCTTAAAGAGAACTTCAAAGCACTTGGAGCGGTTGTTGGTGGTGGTTTAATCAATGCATTTAAGCCGTTTATCAAGGTACTCAATGCAGTTCTGCAAAAGGTTATTTCTTTTGCGGAAATGGTAACAAATGCTTTAGGTTCAATCTTCGGATGGAAGTATGAAGCAAGCAAAGGGGCAGGAATCAGCGGTCTTGCTGATGATATTGGGAGCGCGTCTGATGGCATGGACGATTTAAGCAATGCCGCAGGAAACGCAGGGAAAAACACAGGCGGTATCGCAAAGAATGCCAAGAAAGCAAAAAAGGAAATCCAACAGGCAACTCGTGCATTTGATGAATTGAAGGTTATTTCAAAACAGAGTAAAGACAAGGGTTCCGGTTCAGGGAATAAAGGTTCTGGTTCTGGATCTGGTTCAGGTGCTGGTGGCGGCACCGGTGCTGATGGTGGTTTGGTTCAGACCGACACCATCTTTAAGAAATTCGAAAGCAACATCAAAGACCTTGAACAGTTGGGAGAGTCTATTTCCGGTGCGTTAATTAACGCAATGAAAAAAATTAAATGGAAAAAAGTGTATGCAAAAGCCGAAGGTTTTGGAAGGGGATTAGCCAAATTCCTTAACGGACTATTTAAAGGGCAAAAAGGAACAACGCTTTTCGGAGAAACCGGAAGGCTGATAGCTAATTCATTAAACACAGTGCTTCACGGATTAGATTCATTCGGCACAACGTTTGATTGGAAACAATTTGGAAATTCAATCGCAGACGGAATCAACAAGTTTTTCCAAAACTTTGACTTTGCATTATTGGCTAAAACGCTTAATTCGTGGGCGCAAGGGGCATTTGATGCGGTCACTACGGCATTAAGTAAAATTTCTTGGAAGGATGTTTGGAACGGAGCAAAGGAGTTTTTAAGTAACTTAGATGTAAAGACGGTTGCAATTATTGTCGGTGCACTGACAATCAAAAAAATTCTTGGATTTCATCTTGCAAAAACAGCGCTTGATATAATTGGAACATCTATTTCAAAAGCAATAGCGTCTTCTATTGCATCTAAATTAGGTGTTGGAATTGCGGCAAACCAAGGAATTGGCGCAGCTTTGTCTACCGCATTATCCGGAAAAATAACGACGGCATTTGCGACGGTTGGAACAACCATTTCGGCAGGATTTAAGGCTTTGTTTGGAAGTAAAGCGGCAGAAGGTGCGCTTGCATTTATAAGTCCTGTTGCAAAAGCAATAACCGGAATAAGCTCCGTTGCGATTGGCGCATTTACTGCAATATCAAACTTTGTGACCATGTTAAAGAACGGATTCAGTTGGCTTAATGAAGCACTTATGCTTGTCGGAGTTGCGATTACGGCAGTCGGAGCGGTTATTTTAGGGGTAGCGGCAGCACCGGCAGCGATTATCGCAGGAATAGTAGCTGCTGTTGCAACGGCGGCTGTAGTAGTCAAGGATCATTGGGAAGAAATAAAAGGAATTTTCTCAAAAGCAGGAGATTGGTTTAATACTAATGTGATTAAGCCAATAAGCGGTTTTTTTAAGGGATTATGGGAATCTGTTTCCGGTTTTTTCTCTTCTTTATGGAAAGATATATCCGGTGTATGGAAAACAGTTTCTGGATGGTTCAATACTAATGTTATAACTCCTATTGTTTCATTTTTCCAAGGATTTTCGAAAAGAGTTGGTCAAATCTTTGAAGGATTGTGGATAATTGTCAAGGCGGTATGGATTGTTGTTTCTGATTGGTTTAAATCAAAGGTAATAGAGCCAATAAAAAAGAACTTTGAATTATTGAAATCGGTAGTATCGACCATATTCAAGGTTCTATGGACAACTGTGAAATCGGTATGGGCGGTGGTTTCCGGTTGGTTTAAGGAGCATGTTACAACACCTATTAAGAATGCTTTTAGCTCAGCAAAAGAATCTATCCAGAAAGCATTTAGCGCGGCAAAGACAGCGGTAACCGGTGCGTGGAATAGTGTTTCTAGTTGGTTTAAAGAACATGTAACCACCCCGATAAAAAATGCTTTCTCGAAGATGAAAGAAAGTGTAACTGAAATATTCAGCAAATTATGGAATAGCGTGAAAAGTGGTGTTGCCGGGGCAATGAACACCGTAATTTCAAGAATTGAAACAGCAATAAATTCATTGATCGGTGGGGTGAATACCGTTTTGAGAGGGTTTAACAGTGTTGTTTCTGCGGCGGCTAAAGTAGCGAAGGTAAAGTGGAGCGGAGTCGATCTTGTGCCGAAAGTGAGCCTACCTAAAGTAAAGGCTTATGCAACGGGCGGTTTTATGGATAAATATAGCATAGCAACAGTTGGAGAAAATGGGCTTCCGGAAATTATGGGAACAGTCGGAGGTAAGCCAGCGGTCGCAGGAAGCCAAGAAATTACCGGAATCAAAGATGCCATCAATTCAACATCTGCGCAAGAGGTTTCCTTATTGCGACAGCAAAATCAGTTATTACAAGCTATTTTACAGAAAAATTTCGGAATTACTACAAACGACATAGGAAAAGCCGCAAGGGATTATGGGAGAGAACATTACAATCGAACCGGAGATAATGTATATGTTTTTTAGTGACTTCTATAATTGAACGTGATATAATTCTAAATAAATCATATCACAAGAAAGGAGTCATTATGAGAAGCACAAAAAAATTATTAGTAGCTATGGGGTTGGCGTTTGCCGTTTTGATTTCGGCTATGCCAATCCAAAATGCAGATGGGAAACAGATTGTTGCGCAGGCGGCAACTATCAAATTAAACAAGAAAGCCATTTTGCTTGATGTTGGGAAAACACAGAAATTGAAAGTTACCGGAACAAAAGCAAGAGTTAAATGGAGTTCAACCGAACCAAGCATTGCAAAGGTAGGTAAAAGCGGAATTGTTACGGCAGTATCATCCGGAACGGCAACGATCAAGGCTAAAGTTGGAAAGAAAGTGATGTCTTGCAAAGTAAGTGTGAAAGAGAAAATCAACAGACTTGCATACGAAGATTCGAGCATTAGGGTTTATTTTACAGGGCTAAAAAAGGGAACATATCCGGACGAACTTATAGCTTGTTTGACAATCGAAAATATTACAGACAATAATATTACGGTTAATTCTGACACATCATCAGTAAATGATGTTATGGCAGAAGGGACGTTATATCAAGAACTTTCTCCACATAAGAAAGCTTATGCAACATGGTGGACAATGGATGATAACATTGTGAGTTTGCCAATAAAGAATATTGACAACATACAACTATCCCTAGTTGTCTGGAATGAGGACTCGGAAGATTCCGACTACTACGTGACAGATTCTTTTGGGTTACTAAAATGAGTTAAAGGATTTTTGGGAGGAATTTGATTATGAAACAAAGCGGATGGGGAATTGCATCTTTAGTGTGCGGAATAGCAGGAATTTTGTTAGCATGTGTTGCGATAGGTGTAGTCCCTGCAATAATCGGTCTCGTATGCGCAATAATTGCACTTACGCAAAAATGGAAAGGGCATGGAACTGCAATTGCGGGTCTTGCTTGTTCAATAGTTGCGATAATTATTTTTATTTTTGCGGCACTTGTATTTGATGAAAGTGATTCAGACCAACCAGAAAAAGTTGAAAGCAGTCCAGATGTGGAAGCATCGGATGATGAAACGGAAGAATCGACCGATTCATCCGATGACTACTTCACATTAGGTGATTCGGTTGAGACTAATGACTTGATAATAACATTTTCATCTGCAAAATTAACATTGGACGATGTTGCGTATCAAAGTCCAGATGATGGAGATGCGTTTATGAAACTAGATTTCGAGTTTGAGAATATATCAGATGAAGATCAAGACATTTCTGGATATGATTTTTCGGCATACGCAGACGATTATGCTGTTGATTACATAGACAGCACATTTGACACAACGCTTAGTCCGGGTAAAAAAACTAAAGGTTCGATATATTTTGAAGTTCCTATGGACACGAAAGTTTTTGACACAGAATATAGCACAAGCTATTATGGAAATTCAAAAGTAAAATTTTCAATAGTGGCAGAAGAATAAAAGCATAAGCCGTGGAAACACGGCTTATTTTAATTCAAAAGCTGATTGACACAAAATCAAAAATAGTCTATCCTTATTACTAAGGAAACAACCTTATCCGTGAAGATGCGGATTACTTACTCGAACGCCATACTGTACGAAAGAGGAAACCAATGTGATTTCACAAGCGGTTTCCTCTTTTTTATTCCGATAAAAATGTATGGAGGTAGACACGAATGAAAAAATCACAACTTATGCTTAAGATTCAAAATAGCATTGAGGTATTTGAAAATCCAATATTCGGACAGATTAGAATGACCATGGTAGATGATGAACCGATGTTTTGCCTTATTGATGTTTGCAGGGCATTGGAAATTAAAAATGCTACAGACGTAGCAAAAAGGCTTGATGAAGATGAACTGACTAGATTAAATCTAGGCGGTCGTGCAGGAGAATCAAATTTCATTACAGAGAGCGGCTTATATGCGGTTATCGTTCGAAGCGACAAACCGAACGCAAAGAAGTTTCGCAAGTGGGTAACATCAGATGTTCTTCCTACAATACGTAAAACAGGTGGGTATGTCAATAATGATGAATTATTTATTTCCACTTACCTGCCGTATGCAGATGAAAATACTAAGCTGATATTTTCACAGACATTAAAAACTGTTAGAGAGCAGAACGAAACCATTAAAAGGCAGAAGAAAGAAATCATCCATAAGGAAGATGTTATTATTGGACTCGTTGATGATATTGACTTGGCGACCAAGAGACAGCGTATAACGCAGATTGTCCGTTTCGGTGCCGATGGAAAGTATCAAGAACGCTATTCGTTGCTTTATGGAGAATTTGAAAGGAAATATCACTGCAACCTTAAATCAAGGATGGAAGGGTGCACACTCAAACCGAAAGTAAGAAACAAGATGGATTATATCGACAGGGAAATGGGAATGATTCCGCAGTTGTACGAAATCGCTTGCAAACTTTTTGAAAACGATGTAGAAAAGCTGAAATCTGAATGGGAATCAGTAGTAGCTTAAAATTTAATCAAATGGATAGCATCTACCAAAACGGTAGGTGCTATTTTTATACCCATTTTAGGAGGTAAACGATGGGATATGGCGGATATTTAGTAAAGTTTGGCAATTATACCATACCGAACAGTTTAATAAAGCAGGACACGTTTAGTTCCTATGTAAATATGCAGGACAAAGACCCCTGGACGGATGAAAACGGATATGAGCATCGTGATGCCGTGGAACTGAAAGCCTTAAAGGTTGAGTTTGAAACCAAAGCCATGCTGACTGAAAAGCAGTTTGATGATTTTTGGAAAAATATCGAGAAGAACTATACCAAGGCAAAGGAGCGCGGTGGATATATCACTGCATACGTGCCGGAAAAACGCGGCTATGTGACACAGTACGGATATATCGCTGACATTCAGCCAACGTTCTATTCTGTGGCACATGGGAAGATTAAGTATGACGCAATCAAATTTTCGTTTGTAGGTGGTGTATATGATAAATAGCAGTTTAAAAGAAAAGTATTGGGATTCCTCGACAGATAAACAGATGGTCATATCTGTTGTTGGAACGAATCAGAAAATAGACAATTCGATGCTTGAAATCGGTACGTTTGCGCTTGAAGAAAGTCTTTGTTCGGAGTCTGAACTAAAGTTTGGAGCGTGCGAAGCGAATTGCGTAAAATTCACAGCACGAAACACCGCAGGAAACATTATCGGAAAGACAATCTCTATCGAAGAAACGATTGACGGAGATAGCGAAAATCCGATGCCATACGGAGTTTTTAAGGTTGCATCCGATGTTCCTACGGCTGACCGGACAAAACGGCAGATTACGGCATATGACGCTATGTATGACATTATCAATACGGATGTAAAGTCTTGGTATACAGGACTTAGCTTCCCTATGACACTCAAAGCATTCCGCGATAGCTTTTTTGCACATCTTGGAATTGCGCAAGTTGAAACAAGCCTTGTCAATGATTCCATGACGGTCAATAAGACGATTGTAGCCGCGCAGACGGACGATTCAAGCGCAGTCACAGAAGAGTCCTCTATCAGTGGGAAAACCGTTGTGACGGCAATCTGTGAGATTAACGGATGCTTTGGAAATATCAACCGAGAGGGCAAGTTTGAGTATGTCTTTCTTAAAGCAATCACAAGCGCACTTTATCCGGCAGAAGATTTATTCCCGTCTGACAATTTATTTCCGTCTGATGCAAACACAGAGTCCATGACCGGACACTACATCACGTTTGATTATGAGGACTTCCAAAGCAAGGCAATCACGCAGCTTGAAATCAAGACAAGCAATGATAATGCCGGTGCTATTGTTGGAACTTCCGGAAACAACTATTCGATTACAGGAAACTTTCTTGTATCAGACAAGACCGGAGCAGAGTTGGAACAGATTGCAAATAACCTATTGCCGATTATGAAACAGGCGGCATACACACCGATCAAAAGTTGCACTTGTGTCGGCAATCCATGTCTGACACTTGGGGAACCAATCCGATTCAATACCACGAGAGAGATTGTTGAAACGTATCTATTGCAACGCACTTTAACCGGAGTACAAAGCAAGAGAGATTCAATCTCGGCACAGGGAACGCAGACGCACTCTGCAAAGGTCAATTCTATCAGAGACACGATTGAAAGCGTGGAAAGACGTACCGGAAAGCTAGAGAGGAACGCAGACCATCTTCAATCCACGTATGAGGATTTAGAGGAACAGACAAATACCAAGTTTGAGCAGACCACAAAAAGCATTGTCGCAGAAGTCAATCGTGCACAAAAGGCAGAAGGGCAATTAGACGCATCGTTGGAATTGAAGTTAGGCAGAGACGAGAACGACCAAGTTATTTCGATGATTAATGCCAGTGCCGACCAAATTGTGCTACGAGGAAACAGATTGATTGTAGAATGTAACAACTTTGAACTGGACGGTAGCGGACGAGTACATATAATAGAATCTCTGCTTTTTGACAGTGGTGAGGTATCTGGGGTAGAGATATTAGGGCATGACGGAAGAAATAATGCGTTATTGCAGAATGTTAAGTTGGACTTATTATCTGTTACTGATGCAAACGGGGAAAACTTGGCGACAGAAAGTTATGTTGACAATTCGCTGAGCGACTACGCAACCAAAAGCGAATTGCCAAGTGGGTATTTTACAGATGTAGATTATACACTTAATAATAACTCTACAACCAAGTATTCGCCTAGACACTTTAATAAAATGTCTGATTTTGGTTCAAGGGAAAGTACCTTGGATATCGAGGGTCTTTTGATTTCTATTCCGAGTTCCGATAAAAGGCTGAAAAATAATATACAATCATTAAGGGATATTAAAAGCGTTTATATGGCAATGCGCCCAGTTGAGTATACATGGAAATCCGGATATATCACGCAACACACAGGCTTACAGTTTGGTTTAATTGCGCAGGATTTAGAGAAGATTTTGCAGGATGCCGGATTGTCCGATAGCGGACTTGTACTAAAAGAAGATGCCGAAGAAGATGAAAAAGCAATTCACGGAGATTCAAAGACATGGAAAATCGACAAGGAAAATCTCCATGCAATGCACATACAGATGATCCAGATGCAGCAGAAAAAAATCGAACTTTTGCAGCAGAAAAACGAAGATCTGGAACGCAGATTATCAGCGCTAGAAAGGAGTGTGAACCATGCAGAAAATTTATAGCCGGACATACTGGGAGAATTTTCCAAGCGAGAATACAGCTATTGATGCCATGCGGTTAAATAATATGGAAGCCGGCATTGATAACCTGGATGATCGTGTGGTTGCTATGGATGCATCCAAGGTTGATCTGACAAGGGCTAACGAACTTGTAAAGGAAATCCTTTGGGATGAATCCAACGGTACGCTGACTGTGGTAAAGATGAACGGTTCCAAGGCTGTTATCGATACAAAATTAGAAAAGCTGGCCGTAAACTTTACATATGATCCGCAGTCGCAGCAGTTGATTATCACGCTGGACGATGGCACAACGCAGAATGTTGATTTGTCCGCTCTGATCACGCAGTATGAATTTATAGATAGCAATACCATTGCATTTGAAATTAGCAGTGACGGTAAGGTGTCCGCAATCGTGAAAGAGGGAAGTATCCAAGAAAAGCATCTGCGCCCAGATTATCTTGCAGATATTAAAGTGGAATCTGCCAAGGCGGTAGCATCTGCCAAAAGCGCAGGGGTGTCCGAAACCAACGCGGCAAAATCTGCCACAGACGCAAAGGACAGCGCAGACCGGGTACAGGGAATCGAAGACGAGATTAACAAGAAACTCACAATGACAGAATTTGATGTGAATGAGGATGGGGAGTTGATTTACACGGACAATGCAGCATATAACTTTGTCGTTGACAATGACGGAAATTTGAATTGGGAGGTGGCTTAATATGGCAGTGGCAGGTAGAGTAGCAATCGTGCCTAAAGGCGAGTGGAGCGCAGATGCTACATATAAGAGATTGGATGCAGTGACTTATAACAATACGCTTTATTTTGCAAAAAAGGAAGTTCCGGCAGGAACGGCAACGAGCAATACGGAATACTGGTCTAAGTCTATCGTGGGCGGTGCTGGTGGTGTTGCTACGGCTGATGAAGCCGGTGTGGTAAAACCGGCAGACGGACTTGCAGTTGCGGAAGATGGAACACTTAAGGTTAACATTGACGGAACGACTCTTACAATGGATCAGGTCAACAATGTTATTAAGTTGGCTGACACTTTAAAAGAGAAGATCAATGGGGCGTTCCCTGCAGCGAATGTAGTAAACAACCAGATAACAACGGAGACGGGATATGCCCTGGATGCAAGGCAGGCAAATCCGAATCTGGATGGAACACTGGCGAAACAGTTAAGTGATTTAAACGGCAGTTTAAATAATGTATTTTATGCTGTTAAAGAAACAAAAGATGCAAACGATGCTGATTTTGGGATTACACGTATGCCGCCAAACAGTAATTATGATACTTCCACCCATAACCCATTTCCAAATTTTCACACGATACTTTTAACAATTCCATTTGTGGAGGCAAATGGTGGCTATGCAGTTCAGATTGGTGTATCTATCGCTGGGCAATACAATGGCAAATTAGCTGTTCGTACTAAAGATTCAGGAACTTGGGGGAATTGGAATATTATTTCATGATATTTAGTGCAACTTTATTAGCCTTATCAGATCCGCATATAACAAAAGATATGGTCTATTCTCGAAATACTGTTACCGCCATCTTGGTAATATATTGCAAGTTCTCCATTAGTATTTAAAGTACACGGTATGTTGTTACCGTTAATTGCTGGTAGCGTCATATATATATACTTTTGTGGTCTTGGCAATCCTTTCAAAAGAATTGCATCATTTTCTAGTTTGGTTGGTGTTATTTCCATTATTACCTGTACCACGAACCCATTACGGATATATGATGCACTACCAGTTGCATTCACCAGTGTACAAGGATTTTCTTCTTGCATTTTTAAACTGCCGTTTAAGAAAATATATCGAACAAATATTCGAACGTAACTTATAAACCATTTTTATATATGAAAGGAATTAAAAAACATGGATAAAATTATTTTAGCCAACAAAACAGAATACGATATTGCCGATGGTGCAAGCCTTGGCAACATCCAGATTCAATCGGCAGATTTTGCCGGAATCGAAACAATCACGAAAGCGTTTTCCGTGGACAATCTTGCAAAAGTGACATTCACCCACAACGGGGAAGTGTCCGGGGAATACACAGACCTTAAATCCGATGGGTTTACTTATACCCCAAATGTGGGAGAGGACGGGAAAGAAGATGGCACATACACGGTAACTGTTCGGCTTCGGACAAAGACGGAAATGGAAAAGGCAATTGATGAGCTTAAAGCAGCGCATGAAACAAACGCAGGAGCTATCGAGGATTTAGCCGGAATGATCGGAGGTGAAGAATAATGGCATGTGTAAACCTTATTAAATTCTATGTCCGCCGGATTACGGTTGATAAAAAAATGACGATTGATGAAGTGCCGATGCGTTGGCGCGCAAAAGTGCAAGAAGAGATTGAGAAACAGCTTTCCGCTTCTCTGCAATGACATTTCCTGTCGAAACTTGCGACCGAAAAATGTTGAAATCATGCATATTGTAGTGATACTATGGACTTGTCCAAAAGGACACTTCAAGTTCTGGCATGGGTGGGGTTTGGCATGGCTCCGCCCATAATTGGGGATTGACTACGCCGAACACACGTTCTATAATATCCGTATCGCTACATAGGGCACATGATTGGGGGTTTTGAGGTTGGGAGAAGAGTACTACAAAAATGAAATCATTAAACTCATTGAAAAATGCGACAATTTGCATTGGTTAAAAACCATATATGCATACATAAGCAACTTATTAAAATAGGAAAAGAGCCAAGGGTTTGCGCATTGCCCTTGGCTCTTTTTTACTTTTTGTCTGAAATCATATCTACTAAATTTTCTAAGGCTGTCCAATCGCTTTCGCTTAATTTGCACAGTGCAGAAACAAGTCGATACTTAAAGTTTTCATCACCTAATCTTTGGATTTCTCCAAGCATTGCTGAAATCTGTTCGTCTTTTGATAATTCAACAAACATTTCTCCGTTTCCGGTGCGAAGCCAATCTTCATTAACATTAAACTCTTGACAAATCAATTTAACAGTTTGTTCTGATGGAGAATTTTCTCCGCTTTCCATTTTGCACACAGCAGATCGTGATACTAAAATTTTTTCTGCAAATTCGGTTTGGCTTAATTTTGCTGATAACCGAACTTGCTTTATTCGCTCATTCATCCTTTACCCTCCTTTCACAATTATATTAACATTAAATGTTCATTAAGTCAACAAAAACTATTGACAATGTATATTTAATGTGCTATTGTATGTACATCAAATGAACAGAAAGGGGTGAGAACATGAAGAAAATGACGTTCAGACAAAAGCGCGACTTACTCGATAAGTTTGAGCCGTTCATTATTGGCGGAGTTCAATTCATAAGTGCATTGGCTGGAGCTGTTGTCGGAATAGCTATCTGCTACTTTTTCTAAATGATATGTGGCGGTTGCCGTGATTATGGCAACGACAAATGGGATAAGGATATTTCTCAAAAATGAAAGGAAAAAGTATTCTTTATAAAATCTTCCTTTTGGAGAAACTATAAAGCTAAAATTTGATCTATCCGCAGATGTACTTACTTTTGTTACATATCCTTTATCCTGCAAATCCAAAAACGCTTGATATACATCTTCTTCATCGAATTTACCTATTTCGGAAAGTTCGATTGAAAAATTTGTTTTAGATATTTTCTTTAATATTATTCTTTCAATTTTTAGAAGCATGTTAATTCCTCCGTTTTTGAAAATATTATATCACAGAAAGGAAGCGAAAATATGGATAATTTAGTACACATTGGAAATGCAGATATTTCCATCAAAGAGTACAAAGGCGAGCGAGTGGTCACATTTAAGGACATTGATATGGCACATGAAAGACCGGACGGAACAGCAAGAAAAAGATTTTCTGACAACAGAAAACATTTTGTTGAGGGCGAAGATTATTTCGTTTTGAAGCCGTCAGACCTTGAAAATACTGAACTGTCCGAAAAACGGACACTAGAAAATGTAGTGTTGAGTAACTTCGGAACAGCACTCATTACCGAACAGGGCTATCTGATGTTGGTCAAGTCATTCACGGATGATTTGGCATGGGAAGTACAAAGAAAACTAGTTTCTTCCTATTTTAATGTACATCAAAGTGTCAACGACCAATTATCTCCAGAATTGCAAGCATTGCAAGGGCTTCTTAATCAGATGGTTCAAAAAGAACTTGCTGACAAGGAGAGAGACAGACAGATTGCTAAGGCACAGGACACAGCGCGGAAAGCAATTGAGACAACTGAACATATCAAAGAAGCGGTGAAACCGGTATTTGATAATTGGAGAAATGAAATCAATGCCAAGTTTAACCGGATTCAGAGAAATGCAGATTGTCAATTCAATGTATTGAGGACTGAAATGTATTCAGAACTTGAACACCGTGCTGGATGCGACTTGAATAGAAGAATCAGAAACAGACGTGAGCGCATGGCAGAAAGCGGATGCACGAAAACAGAAATCAGCGCATTGAACAAAATGGACATTATTGAGGATGATAAGAAATTGCGTGAAATCTTTTCGAAAATCGTAGCAGAGTATGAAATCAGATATTGCGCATGAAAGGAAGTGATTGTATGAGCGAAAAAGAAAAGCGAGTTGTCGAAAAACTTCGTGATGCCATTCCGAATATGACAGATTTTCAGAAAGGATATGTCCTTGGAATGGTAGAAAGTTCTGCTTCGAAACATAGTGAGCAGGGCGAGGAAAACGAAACACATAATGGAAGGGAGAATTGAAATGAGCAATTTTGAATTTCAGAAAGTTAATTCAAGGGTAATTCGTAGCGGTGACAACTATTTGGCAAAGGTTGACTCTGCGGAAAGTTTTTCAAGCATTTTCGTTGACGAGGAAACAACATATGGAGTTTCTGTAAGAGATGCACAGATACAGACAGGAGATTCGACTTACACACATGCAATGGCTTTTACATATTCCATGGAAGATGGTTCCGTGCGTTTTATAGATGTTGTTGTATGTCCGTTACTCGGAACGTTTGTTTCTGACTGGTACTAAATTATAAAGTGGCAGAAAGGAGCATGAATGAAAAAAGTAATTCAATTCATTATAGGTGCGGTTGCAATGGAATATTCCTTAGTTGCCGCGTGCTATATGGATAGTGAGGGCGCGGCCGGGAATATGGCGGCTATTAAATTTGTAGCCGGAGCGGTAATTGCTGCAATCATGTATTACTGGTCGGAAGTAGACCGAAAGAGAGCTGAACTCGACAAAAAAATTAAGAGAAATCGCAGAATGAGAGAGGATGCATGGTAGACGTTGTGTATATAAGTGGCACGAGATGTTCCACGAAAGAAAAGCGTATGCTTGCTGAACTTTTGGCAGGGAAACGAAAGAAACAGAATGATAAAGAGAATTTTGAAAAGGTTCTTGACAGAGAAATAGGAAGGAGAAGAAATGGAGAACAGAATAACACTGATCGGTGATGTTGTATCAGCACCAAGAGAAAGCCATACAACGTCAAGCGGTAAGAAATTTTATAAATTTTTCATCGGAGTTGAAAGAAGAAGCGGTGTTGCAGATATACTTCCGGTACTGTTTGATGAAGAAATCAGCGATACAGGAATCAGCGGAACGGTATGCGTCAGTGGGAAGATGATTACCCGGCACGTAAAAACAGGGTCTGGGAAAGCAAATCTTACATATGTTATGGCGGATACAATCACGAAGCCAGAGGATGATAGCCCTTTGAATGAAGTAAGCCTTGATGGAATTATCGAGGAAAAGCAACTTAGAGAAACACCACTTGGTCGCAAAATCTGTGATTTGAAACTCAAAAACGTAAGAGAAAACGGAAAAGAGGATTTGATCACCTGCATCGTATGGGGAAAGTGTGCGGAGTATACGGACTCACTTGCTTTAGGCGATAAGGTAAGCACATACGGCAGATTACAGAGCCGGAGATACAAGAAAACGTGTAAAGATGGTCACGTTGTGGAAAAAGTTACATATGAATTGTCAATAAAAGGAATCGTGGGGGTGTAATAATGCGAATGATTTTAAAATCGTTACACATGGAGAATTTCAAAGGGATTAGAAGCCTTGATGTTAAATTTTCAAATAAAATCAAGATTAAAGGGCAGAACGCAGCAGGAAAGACCACAATTTTTGATGCGTTTACATGGTTGCTTTTTAACAAGAACAGTGCCGGAGAGGAAAAATTCAATGTCAGACCATTGGACAAGGACGGAAAGCACATTGATAACGTGGAAATAAAGGTTGCGGGAGTTATTGAAGTTGATGGCAAAGAAGTGGAACTTTCCAAGGTTCAGAAGCAGAATTGGGTTAAGAAGCGTGGCACCGATACCGTGACTTTGCAGGGAAATGTCAATTCGTTTGAGATTGACGGTTATCCGAAGAGTGAAGCTGAATTTAAGACTTATATTTCCGGTTTGGCGCAGAGTGAGGAAATGTTTAAGATGCTGACCAATCCGCAGTATTTTTCTTCTCTGAAATGGAAAGAACAGAGAGACATTCTAATGAAACTTGTTGCAGATGTTTCCGATGTGGAACTGGCACAGACCGATGCCAAGTATGCACCGCTGATTGATGAATTGGAAAAAGCACCGTCTACGGATGATATTCGTGCCAAGTTTTCCAAGGCATTATCTGAATGGAAGAAGAAACAGGCTGAAATTCCGGTTCGTATTGATGAAGCAGAGAAATCCAAGGTTGATGTTGATGTGGCAGAGCAGGAGTTATTAAAAGCCGATTTAGAGAGAAAGATTGAAGCACTTGAAGATTTAATTGGGAAACCCGATGCGCGGATTGATGAAATGCGCAGCGAAGAAATGCATTGTCAGTTTGAAATGTCAGCTATCGCGCAGACCATGGATAACGAGCTTTCAAGCAAGAAACGCGAGATTGAAAATCACAAATATGACCACGAACGGAAGTTAGAGGATGTTCGTTCATCAATCAGAAAAGCGCAGGATTCCATTGAAAGCAATAAGAAATCAATTTCTGAACAGACTCTTAAGAAATCTGACCTTGTGAAAAGGTACAAAGAGGAAAAGGAAAAGAAGTTTGACGATTCTAAGTGGATATTTGACGTATCCACAACGGTTTGTTCGTTATGCGGACAAAGATTGCCGGAAGATAAAATAGAGTCTTTAAGAGCCGATTTTTCGCAGAGAAAGGCAGATGCAATCGAAATATTTAATGAAGAACACGCGAAAATACTTGCCATGATTGTTGATGACGGAAATGCGTGCGCTGAAATGATTAAGGATCTGACAAAGAATAACAAAGAATTGGGAAACAAAATTAACACCTTGAAACTTAATGAAGCGGAAGAAATTGACATTATCAAGGGATTTGATGAACAGATTTCTAAGATTCCGTCTTGCGCTGATTATATGCAGAATACGGAATATGCCAAGTTAAAGGCTAAACAGGATAAATTGCTTGCTGATATTGCAGAGTTAGAATCCAAGGGCAAAGATAAGGTGGCTGAGTACGCAAAAGCTGATAAAGCAAAATTAAAGAGCCAGCTTGATGAAGTAAATAAGATTATTACACAGGCGGCTAACAACGTGGCGATTGATGATCGTATCGAAACGCTTCGTGACGAGCAGAAAGAAATCGGGCAGAAAGTTGCCGACCAGGAACAGATGCTTTATCTCTTGGAAGAGTTCATTCGTTTCAAACTGGATAAGGTTTCTGAATCTATCAATAGCCATTTCAAGACAGTTAATTTCAAACTCTTTGAAATGCAGTTAAATGGCGGCATGAAAGATTGTTGTGAGTGTACCGTGAATGGCGTACCGTATTCGACTTTGAACAGTGGTCACAGAATTGTAGCCGGGCTTGATATTATCCGCTCTCTTAGCGAGTTATACGGTGTGAGTGTACCGATTTTCGTAGATAATGCGGAATCGCTGAATGAGTTTAATGTGCCGGATATGGATGCACAGTTAATTCTTTTGAGCGTTTCCGAGGACAAACAGTTGAAAGTGGAGGGTGTGTAGAATGAAAATTAGAGTTTCTACAGACGGAATGAACATTTCTGTTGATGTCGGAGATAAAGCAGTTGAACTTTTCTCTAAGATTACAAGCGTGCTGATAGACTATCTTCATTTTGATCCCACGAAAGAAATTGAGATCGAGAAACCAAAGTTAGTGATTGATTCGCTTCCAAAAATTCCGAATGCTGTAGTACCGAGCAGCATACCGGCACAGCATAAAGAACCTGTTGAAGAGACTTATCACGGATTGACATATAAAGGATTCATCTATTGGAAATGTAAGAAATGCGGAGCGATAAGAGGTTTCTGCTTGAAGAAAGAGAGCAAAGGCATCCATTGCACGAATTGCGGAGATGAGTCACTTTTCGATGAACCATTGAAGCCACTTTATGCGAATTGTGAGTGCGGACAGCGTTTCAAGTACATGACGAATATGGATGAGGCAATGTTTGATATGGATTGCATTGATTGTGGTGCACCAATTCCTCTTAAGTGGAACGACCATGATAAATGCTATCAGACCATCAAAAATTAGAAAGTGAGTTATCAGAATGTCAAGAGTAGGTACAAAGAACAACATCACACAGCCGGATGCGCGGTGTATGTCATGCAAGCGTTGGAAGCGTGCAAGTAAAGGGTTCTGGGGAAGAGACGGACATTGTTCTCTTCCGTATTGCGAAAAAGACGCGAGAAATAAAGGAAAGAGAGGTCGTGTAAATGGATGATATTGAAAAATTGAAGGCTGAAAACTCAGATTTGCGAACAAAGGTAAATGACCTGGAGCGTAATGAATATAGCCTTATAGAAAAACTTAGAAAAGTCTCAGAAACAAACGAAAGACTTTTGCGTATTCTTGAAAATTTGTCAAATGGATATGTGAAAAAGGAGAGGTAATTATGCAGTATATCAAAGCAAAATACCCAAACAGCACACGCAGTTACATCTTTAAGACCGAGGATTCCGTAAAAGCCGGTGACACGGTTGTAAATGCTAAGTGTGCAAAGCTGGCAGTTACAGATGAAATCGTGGATATGAAGTGGGTGGAGACCTACGGTGCTGATAAGGTGGCGGTTGTGAAAAAGTATGAAGAGCCGGTAGATGCCGGAGAAAGCGAGGAATAAATAATTATGGCAGAAGCAAAGAAACAGGAAGTAGCAGTTAAGCAGGAAATGAATACAAGGCTTTCGTTCTACGCAAACCAGTACACCGGACTTATGGAGCGAGATTTCGAGGAACATGGTCTTGTATTTGATGATTATTCAAAACAGTGTGTTATGGCATCAATGAGTGCGATTTACAACCTTGTTACATCAAATAAGGCAGCTATGGAAAATCTGAATGGTTCTAATTTGCGGCAGGTTATCGGGCAGGTTTCCAGCCTTAAACTTAATGCAAATGCAGTACCGAGAGAGTGTTATTTCCAGTTAAGAAATAAGCAGGATGCCAATGGAAATTGGTATAAAGAGGTTGAGATGGGAATCGAGGGAGACGGAAACGATGCGCTTCTTCGTAACTTCGGCGTTGGCGTTAAAAAAGTCTATCCGGTATGGCTTGTGAAAGAAGGAGATGAATTTACATACCCGAAACATAAAGGCGTTGAGATTACACCACCGGAATGGGAAGAAAAGGGATTGTCGCAGAAAGTAATCCGTGTCGTTTACCCGGTCGAGATGGACGGTGGAAAGATTGAATACATGATTGCGGAACGTGAAGGTGTAAAAGGAAACCTTTTGGCTCATGTGCGCAACAATCTTTTGAATGAAACGTTTGGAATTTGCGAGAATAAGCGCAAGGCGACCGACAAGCAAAAGGCTGAAATTAAGGCTAAAAAGGACGAGATTATCAGTGCACTTCTCGGATGCAAGACATTGGAAGAAATGCTTGCTTGTGAAGTGGCAAGACCTTATATGAGCGCGGCGTGGAGAGAAACTTCCGAAGCTATGATTGTCCGCAAGATGCGTAATAACGCAATCAAGAAACACCCGAAAGACCTTAACGCTATGGCTACACAGTCACTTATGCAGATGGATGAAACTTATCAGCAGACGCAGGAAGATATTGCCGAAAACGCCAATTCAGAGGACTTCATTGTTGCAGATGCAGAAGTAAAGGAATCAGTGAAAGATGGCGTTGAGAAGTCGGTTGGAGCGCATTTTGATGTAGAAGTTCCGGTGAAAGATGATCGAAAGATTTCTACAGATGCTGACGTTCCGGATTTTATGAAAGATTAGGAGGATATGAAGAATGATTTTTGTAAAATTAGCAGTTCTGTTGTGGGTAGCATTTTTGATTGTGAGATTTTTTGTCGGGGCGAATGTCACATTAGAAGAAAAGGTTGCGGCCGCCGTTGGCAAGAAAATTAAAATGACATTCGGAAGATGGGTGACTGTCATTGTATTTCTGCTTGCGATTGCTGATTCATTCGCGGCGTTGGTGTGGTTTTTGTTTTTCAGATAGGAGGTTGCCATGAGAGTTATATCGCAGGACGGGGCGATTGATATGCCATACGAAGAGGTGATTATTCAGAGATTTCAGAGAGATATCTACTTTCTGAATAAGAACCTTGTCGGGGTAGAACAACTTGTTAGTGATATGGTTGTTGCTAAATATTCCACCGAAGAAAAGGCAAAGAAAGCCATGGAAGAATTGAGATATGTCTATATGTGTCACAACCTTGTAAAGATGGTAAAGACACCGCCAGATGGAATTGACGAAAAACTCACTATGGGTTTGAGTGGAGTATTTCAGTTCCCGGCAGAGGAAGAATTGGAGTAGCCTATGGAAAAATATTTAAGTATTATTACAAATTTTGGATGCCACGGCAAGTGTCCGTATTGCATCGTCAGAGAAAACGGTATTAAAGTGCCAAAAACAACACTTGGCGGTCTTGATAATCTGACCAAGGCTTTAAAAGAAACAAATAGAGATATTATTTCCATTTCCGGCGGTGGAGACCCATTACATGAGTATGAAAAGCATGTTGATTGGTACAGAAAGCTGTTTTCGATTGTGAATAATTATCATGTTAATTGTGCTACATACAGTATTCCAGTTGAAATGCATACAAGCTACATGACAGACGAAAGTACATTTCCGTTCTACGACTGCAAAAGAGTAGTGTATCATCCAAATACATTTGAGCAGTTGAATCACATTCACAGAACTGGAAATGAGATTGTGAGAGTTGTTTATGTGGTAACAAAAGACTTCACGCTTGAACAGATTATGAATATTGCAATGTTCGTAGCTGATAGTAACGAGATTGATGAGTTGAGTTTCAGACAGCTTGTTGATAAAGGCTATGAGGTTACTGATTATTGGCAGGACATATTGAGGTTTGGACACAAGAAATTGTGGTGGTATATCGAGCAGCACGATTATAACCTCTATTATGCAGAAAATAAGATTTATGCAGAGTTTTCAAAGATTGGAGAAAGCAATGAAACTTAAAGTCTTAGGTTCCGGTTCATCCGGCAACTGCTACATTCTGGAGAATGACGAAGAAGCCTTGATAATTGAAGCTGGATTACCATTCATAGAGGTTAAGAAAGCGTTGAATTTTAATGTGATGAAGATAGTCGGCATGATTTCCAGCCATGAGCATGGAGACCATTATAAATATTTCGAGCAATATAAAAATGCAGGAATCAATTCGGCTTGCTTTGGTGCGGGAATTCCCGAATATGATGCCGATAAAATGAAGTATTATCTTGTTTCTATGGGGAAATTCAGAATTAAAATTTTTCCATTAGTACACGATGTTCCTTGCTATGGCTTTTACATTACGCATCCAGAAATGGGTAGTTTGGTGTATGCATCTGATACCGAGTACATCAAATACCGATTCAAAAATGTCAATCATTTTATGGTTGAGAGCAATTACGATATGCAGTTTGTAGACCGAGACGAGCCGAACTACGAACACCGCCTGCGAGGACACATGAGCCTTGATACAGCACTTAAATTTATTCAGACGAACGACAACCCAGCTTTACGAAATGTCGTTTTAATACACTTATCGGACACAAGCGGAAATCCCGTGTTATTCCTACAACGAACGAAAGAAACAATTGAATATGGAGCGAATGTTTATGTTGCAGAAAAGGGCTTAGAGGTTGATATGAACCTTTGTCCGTTCTGAAAGGAGAAAAGATGAAATTATACATTTACAGATTTTGGGGCGATAAATTTTCTTGTAGAGAGGTAGATGTAGAAGAAAAGCCAAAAACGTATATCATTACTGAAAAATCCGAATTTGGATATAAAGGGCAGAGAATCCGCAAGGACGAAATTGGTGCGTTAAGCGGTTACAACAGGGATACGGTCATTCTGACGGAGAAAGACAAGAAAAAAGCTGTTGAAATGCTTATTAACAGGCAGAGCACTATTGTTGAGAGTTGCCGAGTACGTCTTGAAAAAGAAGAGAAAGCCCTTGAAACTATCAAAGCGGAACTTGAAAAAGAATAATTAGGTTGAAACACCTTGGCGAAAGCCTAAAAGAAACTGTCTTGTTTGGCGAATAGTTATCACAAACCTTATTGAAAGCCATGTTTTGGCGGTGCGCTTACCGTGCCGCCCTTACAAAAGATTGGAGGTAAAAATTGAAATTATGTGAATACTGTATGGCTGAATTTGAGCCGAAGCGACCAGATCAAAAATACTGTAGACCAAAATGCGCCAAAAGATTTGCGCAGTTTAGAAATTTTAAAAAGGCTGGAAGAACTGTGTATACAAGAATATGCCCGAAATGCGGTAGGTTGTTTATGACGATAGATGAAAATAAGTTTGATTGCCAAGACTGCATCGGCAATGAAGTTAAAGAACGATTGAGAAAGCCAAAGAAAAAGGATGATGCAATCAAGGCTGTGAATCATATGGCGCGCGCTTCTGGCATGAGTTACGGAAAGTTTGTGGCTCAAATGAGCATGGAGCCATTGGGGAGGAAGTGAATGAGTTGGATTATAAGAAATTTAGACAGGCAAAAGCCATCGAAGCTAAAAACAAGCAGAAATGGCTTGCATTGAATCCAAGGCTTGATGAATCAAGCGGAATTTATATTTTGACAAGGCAGGATGAAAATGGGTTTAGATATGCCTATGTGGGGCAGGCAAAGCGTATTTTAACCAGATTGTCGCAACACCTTTCTGGGTATCAGCACATAGACCTTAGCTTGAAGTCTCACGGACTGTATTCAGAGGATAATCCGTATGGATGGAATGTAACATCAGTACACTGTCCGATAGATAAACTTGATGAGCGTGAGCAGTATTATATCAAATTTTGTGCAAATAATGGCTATCAGCTTCGCAATAAAACAAGCGGTTCACAGGGAGAGGGTAAAGCCAAGATTGATGATTACCGTCCGGCAAAAGGCTATTATGACGGAATTAAGCAAGGCAAAAAGAGTCTTGCCAAGGAATTATCGCATATCGCTGAAAAGCACCTTGAAATTCGTTTGAAGCCGGAGAAACAGGGTAACAAAGTTTCTGAAAAGCAGTATGAGAAGTTTATGGCTTTGATTTCTGAAAATACATATGAGGAGAGTGATTAAATGGCAGAAGTCAAGTGGATTAAAATTACAACAGATGTCTTTGATGATGAAAAGATTCTGCTGATTGAGAGTATGCCGAGTGCGGATAGCATCATTACGATTTGGTTCAAACTTCTTATTCTTGCCGGAAAACAGAATAACAACGGTGTGTTTATGATGAGCAACAAATTGCCGTTCACGGATGAAATGCTTGCCACCATTTTCCGCAGAGATTTGAACACGGTAAGGCTTGCGCTTAAGACATTTGAAGAGTTTGGAATGATTGAAGTCGTTGACAATGTGATAACAATTCCGAATTGGGATAAGCATCAAACGCTTGACGCTTATGAGAAGAAAAAAGAGCGCGACAGGCTGTATCAGCAGAATCGAAGAAAGAAGCAGAAAAACCTAATTGAGCAAAAATCGCTCGATAAATCGTCTGACGTCGCTGTTTCAGATAAAGAAGAAGAAAAAGAAGAAGATAAAGAGAAAGAAAATATAAAAGAAAATTCGCTGTCGACCGATTCTAAAGAGCCATTTGATTTTGACGATGCTTGGGAAAAGACTTTTGATGCATACCCCAAGAAAACAGCGTACAGTACCTCTAAAACAGCTTGGATGGATAAGGTGCTAGAAGTTATCGAAGAGAACCAACCGGACATTGCACGGCTGTTATACAAAGCCACAGAAGCATATTTGAGTGACTATCAAGAAAAGAATCCAGACGATACGGATTTTCGGTACATTCCAAAATATGTTGATTGGCTGAAAAATGATTGCGATTATTGGTTACAGATTGCGGAGAAACGAGGTGATTGCAGTTGACAGAAGCAGAGTTCGGAGTGATCGGGTGCATATTGATTGACAATGATGTGTTAAATAGCATCTGGCGAACGCTGAAACCAGAAATGTTTAGTTCGGATTTTGCGCAGGATACATACAAGGAAATGCTTGCCATGTATGACCGGAATGAAAGTATTGACCCAATGTCTTTATCAATGGCACTTGAAAACCACAAATACACGCAGGAACAGATTAGTGAATTGATGAAATCCTGTATTACCGGAACAATCACTTCAACCATGGTTAAAAGTTATGCCGATGCGGTTGCGAAAGAATACAAGGCGAGAATGGTTCGGGAAATGTACCAGAAATCCAGTTTAAAACCATGCGACATTGATGATACAATCAGCGATCTTCTTACAAGACTTGAACATTTGCAAGAGGGAAAAGAAGTAAAGCTAAAACCAATGAAGCAGATTGCAGCTGAGAATAAAGACAAATATTTCAACGAAAGTGTTGGAGAGGGTGGTATAAAAATCGGGTTATCGCAACTTGATGATGCACTTGGAGATCTTGAACGCGGTGACGTAACAGTAATTGCCGCAAGACCGGCAGTTGGAAAATCAGCACTCACAACGCAGATTATTGGGAATATGGCAAAAAAAGGACTTAAAGTCGCATATTTCAACTTGGAGATGATCGATAAACAGGTGTATGAGCGATTTATTTCAAGGCTTGCGGAAATCGGCTTAACGAGAATCAGAAGGGCAAAAGCGTTTCTTGGTGATGAACAGGAAAAATTTAACCAAGCAAATGAAGAAATGAGTAATTATCAATTATGGATTGCATCCGGGACTGTATCTCCGAGAGAGATAAAGTCAGAATGCATACACCAAAGCTTTGATGTTATCGTTGTTGACTATCTGCAATTGCTTATGCCGGATAACAGATATTCCGGAAGAAATGAAGAAGTAGCATCAATTTCAAGAGGTTTAAAATCGGTTGCAAGAGACTTAAATACACATGTGATAGCACTTTCACAGATAACAAGAGCTTCCGAAAGCAGAGAAACAAAAGAGCCTACCATGGCAGAGTTGAGGGAATCCGGGGCAATCGAACAGGATGCGTCAAACATAATTATGCTGTGGAATCTGTCAGACAATGACAAGGGAGCCAAGGGCGTAAAAATCGAGAAGAACAGACAGGGAATGACAATGCGTGAAGCAATGGAATTTGACGGAGATCACATGAAGTTTGTTGAAATCGACAAGCCATTTGATGATGTTGTTGCGGAAATAAAAAAGAAAGAACGTGGGGACGGATTCAAGCCATACAATGGCAATTGCCCATTTTAGAGGTGCGATATGGCAAGTGCAAAAATCGAAAAAGGTTCGGAAGAATGGCAAGTATTCATGGATTATTGGAAGTTTATCCAAGACTACTACGCGCCTGATAATGACGATGCATGGTGGCAGGAAGTGATGAAAGCCGGAGAAAAACTGATAAACAAGTACAAAGGTATGGAAATCGAGGAACGTGCAAGACAGCTTGTATTAAGTCATTTTGCATGGTTGGAAATTACATACAGAAAGGGTAAAAATGTCGGAACAAAGATTGTATGAGATTGTTAATCTCAAAACAGGGCAAGTATACAACCGGGTGAAAAGCAACGAGGTAAGAATGGTGATCGGGTTGCCAAGACATATTCAAATCGGTCAAGTTGCAAACTCCAAAGATAAAACATACAAAAACTGGTATGCTCAAATACTTGACGATCGGTGCGAAAGAGTCTTTCGGAAATCAAAAATTTACCCATTTACGAAAAAGACGTACAAGCAGTGGGAAAATCTGAATCGGAGGTATTCGCAGGTATGAGCAATGCATTAAAGAGAAAAAGTAATAAAAATCTGTTTTTTACAAAGCAGGACACGAAGATTATTGGCAGAAATAGCTTCGAAAAGCGAAATTCTGATGCGGTTATCACAAGATCATACAAAGAGTTCGTCGTGATCGGCTATATTATCCTGCACGACAAATTCGGATTCGGGCAGAAACGCATTGTGCGATTGCAGAAATTATTGAAACAGTATTTAGATGTCGCGTCTGCCGGTGGTGAGAATGGGAGAGATTTATCCGCAATGATGAAACAGAAATATGAAATTGACGTTCAAGAGAAAGTGAGAAGTGTGCCGCAAAGACAGCTTATGATCTTGTACGCAAAGAAAGGATTCTGCATCGAGCGAGAAGCCTACAGACTTTCCAGCGCGTCATTGTTTAACTATTTTGCACTCACGCTTACGATTCTGAAAAAGGAATTTAAGCTGTCTGTGAAGCAGTTACAGCAGTTCACGGACAAGTCTATTGATTATATTGATACGTTAGCTAATTATAAGCAGTTTCAGTTGACGGTTCCTATGATAGCTGAAACGTTAGCTGATGAGATTAAGTTTGTATGTGATTTGGAGGTGTGAATATGCTGAACAGAGAGAAATACGCAAAAGAAATTTTAGATATTGCGTGTAAGGGAGATAAAATTGCAGTTCGCAACGGGAAAATGACTTTTTGTGACAATCTTCTTTGCAAAGATTGTGATTTCGGTTATTCAGATTGTAATGAAAAAATACTGAAATGGGCGAACAGCGAATATATCGAGCCACCTGTTGATTGGAGTAAGGTTGCAGTCGATACGCCGATTTTAGTAAGAAATAGTGAAAAAAATGCGTGGAAAAAAAGATATTTTGCAAAATACGAGAACGGAATAGTGTACGCATGGGGATACGGAGCAACATCTTGGAGTGCATACGGGAGTGACAATATAATCGATTGGGAAATGGCAAAGCTAGCAGAAAGAGAGGATGTGTAGAAATGGGAGTTTTGCTTGCATTATCAACCTTATTTATATGGGGTCGGCTGGTTAATATTGATTGCGACCTAAAAGATATCAGCGAAGAACTGAAAAAGATGAACGAAAGGAAAAATGATGGAAGATAGATACTTATTCAAGGCAAAAACCGGTAATGGATATTGGACTATAGGATTTTTACGTTGCAAAGATAATAAATGGTATATAAACAATGCAGGCTCACCATTTGCATATGAAGTAAGACCAGATACAATCTGCCAATGCACAGGCTTAAAAGACAAGAACGGCAAACTGATCTGGGAGAATGATATTGTTGACTTCTTAGGGCATAAAGGGACTGTCGTATTTGAATGTGGCAGTTTTGGCATTGCATATAAAACACCTATAGATTGGAATGGAATAGAAGCAAATATTAAGCCAATAACCGGTTGCGATAATCGTTTATATGTTTGCGAAAATGATAATTATATATCATTGTGGGAAATCTATTGGAATTTTAATGATGAGGATGATTCGGTAAACACAGTAGAGGTTATCGGCAACATCTTTGACAATCCGGAATTGTTGGAGGTGTAGGCATGACGGAGAATGAAGCAATTAAGATATTAAAGAAAGATAGTTGTTATGAATGCTCACAAGGCACATACAGCCCGTTTAATTGTGAATATGGGGAATGCAGAGTTGCGAAAGCTGCTAGATTAGCGATTAAGGCACTGGAAGAGGTTCAGAAGTACCGCGCAATCGGCACGCCAGAAGAATGTCGGGCGGCGGCGGTTAAGCAGACGGCGAAGAAGCCTATATTTAGTCATAACCTTAGCGATACTCTTTCTGTATTCCATTGTGAATGTGGAAACACAATCAAAGTCAGTCACGACATAGGAATAATGAATAACAACAATGCGCCAAATTACTGTAGTAAGTGCGGTTGTAAATTTGATTGGAGTGATGAAGAATGATGTTTCAATTGTACATAAATTTCTTTCTACTAATACTTATAGCCATTAGGTTAGATATTCTAACAAAATTTGGAGTCAATCTTTTTTGCGTTCTGTCAGTTGTAGCAATGATTGGACATGAGATTTTTGATTATTTGAAAAAAGGAGATAAAAAACGATGGGACTGATTGATGCAGATGCACTAAAAGAATATTGCATGCGTGCGAGTAAATCTGATGATGATTTTAGGAGAGTAAGTTTGGCAACATTGGCGAGCGTGATAGATGCGCAGCCGACCGCCTATGACCCGGACAAGGTTGTGGAACAGTTGGAAGAATACAGCAATGCAGATGAAGCAGAAAGACTTGGAACAATGCCAGTAGTGGAGCTTGCAGACGCAATTAAAATCGTGGAAGGCGGTGGAGTAGATGGTTAATTTTGACAGATTTGACTTTATGGTTGATATGCAAGATGTATATATTCTCCCTACAATTAGGATAAGCACACAGCATGAAATGATTGATAAAAATTTCAACATTCAGATTCATTTTGCAGTATTTCATTTTAGATGGAGGTGAGTAAATGGCAATTAAACCGATTTTACTTAATACGGAGATGGTCAGGGCAATTCTGGACGGAAGAGAAGGTTGTACTAGGAGAGTTGTAAAGCCACAACCAAAAACAAGATTATGTTATACATACGGAGAAAGCGGTTCGCAGTGCTGTTATGGGACAGAAGAACAGTGCAGTCAATGTGATGAAGTGATGATGGAATGGGAAAAACTTTGGAACTCCACCATCAAAAAATCCGACCTTGACCGCTACGGTTGGGATGCAAATCCGTGGGTTTGGGTTATCGAATTTGAGCGGCGTGAAAAACCGGAAGGAGTGTGAGAAATGTCTAAAGCAGTATTGGTTATGGATATGCCGGAACAGGTGTGCCAGAAATGTACATTGTGCTATGAGGCAGAGAATGATGACGAATATCTGTGCTGTGCGACAGGAAAACTTTTGCCAGACGGAGAGAAGCCAGATTGGTGTCCGCTCAGGGAACTGCCGGAGAAGAAAGAACGCAGAGTTGGAGAACACGGAGAAAGAATGTTCAGAGCAGGATTTAATGCCTACTTGGATGAAATTTTAAAAGAAAGAAAGGAATAACGAATCCTCGGTAAACAGAGGTTGCAACTTAAAGGTTTATGGATTTATTGAAAGTCGGTGAAAGTGAATGAGCGGTGGTAGTTGGAATTATTTGTATTGCAAAGATGTTGACGAGCTTATGAATGGTTCGTCAGTAGAAACATTGCAAGATATGGTTGACAGATTGAACAGTGCAGGTTTTGAAGATGTGGCTAAAGATACACAAAGATTAGTTGAGTATATCAAGTCGGCAAGTATACGAATAGAAACACTTTTTGAAGCACTTAGTCCTGTATTTAAGGCCGTTGAATGGTTTGATAGCGGAGATTGGGGCAAAGAAGCTCTGAACAATGAGGTGTTTAAATATCGAAAGTCTAATATTGATAGTTATGACAAAGCTGTTGACGATTTGACTGCTAACATCACTGAGCGTTTTTCCGGGATGGCTATGTCAAGCGGATTACCAACCGAGGGCGCAACTTGGGAAAATGCCATAAGACAAGTAAAGCAGATAGCAGAACAGTTGAAAGGAGCGAAACAGAGTGAAGATTTTAAGTAAGAAGAAATACAACAAACTCATTGAAGATTTTGAGGAATTGCAGAAAAAGGTCGAGGAACTCAAAAGGATAAACGAGAGTATCGGGAAGAAGCTTGAAGATAAAAAGACAAGTTGCAAGGCAAACGTTGGAAAAGATTTTTGTAATGTTTGCAAAAATTCTTACAGTTATAGGAAAAATAGTGGGCTTATTGCCGTTAACTGTGTAGGTTGCTTGCTGTGTCTTGTGAGGATTTTAAGAGAAAAGAAAGTAGGTGATTCAAAGTGAGTAACAATGTAGAGATAGTAATAGCACAGGCTTTAATGATGAGAATTAAAGATTATGCAGAAAGAGCCTTGGATAAAAAAGATGTAACACTTGATATGGCTATGGTTGAAATACGTGATACAGTTGACGCTTATGACGAGTATTTTCAGACAGGCAGAAAGCCACAGTAACTAACTAAAAATCAAAGAAAGGAATAGGTTGTGCGCACATAAAACCGAGGTTTCCTTTTGGTAGATTTAGAATGAAAGTACATTGTTTATTTGAACAGTCAGGAACATTCAAGAACGCTTTCAAGAAGTATGGTATTGAAGCCTACGACTATGATATTCAGAATGAATTTAACGAAACCGACTATGTTACTGACCTTTTTGAAGAGATTGATAGGGGGGTATCAAGGCGAGCCAAGTTTGTTTGATAAGATAAGTACTGATGATTTGATATTTGCATTTTTCCCTTGCACTAGGTTTGAAGCACAAATACTTTTATCCTTTCTGGGTCAACAAAAACAAGATAAGAATATGACCTTGTTGGATAAGTTAGAAAAAGATTTGCGACTTCATACAGAGTTACATCGTAATTATCTATTAGTTACTAAACTTGCAATAATTTGCGAAAGAAAAGGATTGAGAATGATTTTGGAAAATCCGGCTGGGGAACAACATTATCTTACCCGGTATTGGTGCGTTAAACCGAAAGTCATTGATAAAAACCGAAGAAAGAATGGAGATTACTTTAAGAAACCTACTCAATTTTGGTTTTTCAATTTTGAACCGAAATTCAATTTTATTTTTGAAGCGTTGGATTGGGTTGAACCTAAAACTTGGAGTGGTTTATCGCAAACAGAACGCAGTATGATACACCCACAGTATGCAGATAGATTTATCAGACAGTATATTCTTGATGAAGAAATATGGAAAAACAATAGTTTTATAGATTTTATCAATTATTATTAGATTTCCCACATTAAAAAATCTAAATATCAACCAATAAAATAAGGAGAAATGGCTTATGAAATTTACAAAATTCATTAAGCCAGAACTTGAACAAATCAAAGAAAATGCCAATTTCACGGAAGAAGAGGAGAGGATTTTCTCTCTTCTCTGCCGTGGTTTTTCACAAAAGCAAATATCCACAAAAGAAAATCTATCACTAAGAACGATAGAGTACAGAGTGAGAGATATAAAAGATAAAATAGAAAGAACGGGGGTATTTGATTGGATGAAAAAGAACTGTTGAAATATGCCGTTGATAGTGGTATTCTCGACATAGCACTTGTGCAGAAACAAGTCACTATGCAAAAGAGAGAAAAATTACTCAACAAAAACCCTTATAAAATCTATCAAGGAAAGGATGAGAACTGGTACTCATATCTGCCGGATGAAGTAAAAGGCAGACGTAAAATCAAGGCAAAGCGCAGAGAAGCGGTCGAGCAGAAAATCATTGATTATTGGAAAGAGAGAGAGGACGACCCCACGATAGAGGAAATCTTCAACCGTTGGATTTCACAAAAGCTGGAACTTGAAGAAATTAGCAGGGCAACCTATGACAGATACTTAATGGACTTTCAGAGATACTTTGATGGTATCAAGGATAAGAGAATCAAAAGCGTAGACGAATGCGACCTTGAAACGTTCATACGAAATAGCATCCATGATTTCGATATGACTTCCAAGGCATTCTCAAACTTCCGGACGCTAATCTATGGAATCTTTAAGTATGCTAAGCGAAAGAAGTATGTTAAGTTTTCCATTACATACACGCTGAAAGATATGGATATATCGCCAAAAGCGTTTAAGCACGTAGTCCGGCAGGCAAAAGACCAAGTATATATGCCGGATGAAAAGGAGCGCATGGAGATGTACTTAAGAAATCACTTGGATATTGTAAACCTTGGATTGCTATTCATGTTTAAGACAGGAGTACGTGTCGGGGAATTATCGGCATTAAAGCGAAAAGATGTTGAAAACTACACGGTTGCGATCAATTCTACAGAGACTCGTTACCGTGATGATGATGGCTTTCACTATGAGGTCAAAGATTTTCCGAAATCAGAAGCCGGATTGCGATTTGCCATATTGCCGGATAAGTACAAATGGATTCTTGATGAAATACGAAAGAGAAACCCCTTCGGGGAGTATCTATTTGAGAGAGATGGAGAACGGTTGAAATCCTACAACTTTCGTGAGCGTTTGCGGTATATCTGCGAACATGAGCTGCGAATGAAAGTGAAATCTCCGCACAAAATCCGAAAGACATACGGAAGTATTCTTCTTGACGGAAAAGTGAAAGAGTCCACAATCCTTGATACTATGGGGCATACAGACATTAGTTGCACAAAAGATCATTATTATTTTGATCGTACCGGAATTGAGGAAAAGAGACAGGAACTTGACTTAATTGAAGCATTATGA